TTACCGTCGCCCGATCTTGCTCGCGATCGCCTTCTGATGGTCGGGATGGTGGTGACCGTACACCTCGTCCAGCATTTTCACGCTCATGCCGACGTAGCTCGACACATCATAGGGGTCGTTGCCGGCCAGCATCATCCAGGTGACCGCGGTATGTCGAAGGATGTGAGGCGTGACCGTCCCGTCGAGCTTGGCGATCCTGCAAGCTTCGACCCACGACTTGCGCTGGCTCTGGGCTCGTACCCCGCGGTAGTGGATGACGAAGGGGATGGGCGCTGGTGTCGTGCCGTCCTCGCGCGCCGGAGGGTTCATGTCCGCGTCGCGCCAGCGCCTGAGCGTATCGGCGAGCCGATCGGGAATGCGCGACGACGGCTTCCGCTTCTTCGTCTCGACCTCTCCCTCTGGGCGCCGGTGGAAGATGCCGCGGTCAAGGTCGATCCACCCGCCGGTCACGTTCGGCATCCATCCTAGATCGCGGATCGCACCTGATCTGGTGCCGGTGTAGAGGCCGATCAGGACGAAGCGCCGGATGCCGCGCGCGCCTTCCTTGTCCTCCATTTTTCGAGTCGCCAGGAGAAGACGCGCGGCCTCGGCTCGTGACAGGAAGCGTGTGCGCGGAGGAGACGCCCGCGGCAGGGTCACGGAGGGCAGGGCCGTGAAGGGGGTCTCCTTGTGGTAGGCGTTCAGGGCGGCTTGCAAGACGGCGAGTTCCCGTCGAGCGGTCCCGCCCTTCACCGTTCGCTTCAACGCCTCCTCGCTTTTCGCCCCATGGATGCCCTGCGAGGTGCGGTAGGCGACGTATTCCTTGCAAGTCGAAGCTCGGATCTCTGAGACCGTCCGGCCCTTCCACCATTTCGTCAGGGCCTTGATCGCGTACCCAGCCGCGTTGGACAGATGTTGGTTCGCGACCGTCTTCCCGTAGAAGTTCAGGACGTCCGCGACCCTGACGACATCGGGACGATTGTCCCTGACGGGCTCGTATTTCTCGGCGATGTAGTCCGCGAGCGCTTTGTCAGCTCCCTCGCGGTTCGCAGCGCGGCAGCCTGTGCCGCGCTTGACTGATCCGTCCCTGATGTACCAAAGCTCGGTGGTCGGATCGAGCCAGACGCGGGCTCCCTTTGCGGCGCGTGGCATAGACGGGTCATCTCCTCCAGGGCATTCTCCGTCACGAAATCCTTTCGGCCGATGCGGGTCAACCGCAGGCGGCCGCGAGAAGCTTCGGCCCGAAGCGTGGCGGGAGAGATGGCGCCGCGGAACACGGTGCTGCAGGCTTCCTTGAGCGTCATAAGCGTGTGGACCTCACCCATCGGCCTTATCCTCGCTGAGACTGCGGGCGAGTGCAGCTGCCAGCAACGGCACATGCTCGTCCATGATACCGCCTTGGAACTCCGTCTTGACGAAGTGCGGCATCTGCTCCGGGAGCATGTCGCTTTCGTCATCAAGGATGGCATACCGATCCACCTCCGGGTGACGCGACAACCATTCTGCTATCTCTGGACCTCGGCGGCCCTCAAGGCGCTTGGTCTGCCCGTCCTGATGACGAACGAAGGCGAACTCGCCGAATTGACGGCCTGGGATGTCGCGATAGACGCTGAAAACGCCATCGCCAACAAGCTTGCTCTCCAACTTCTCCATTCCGCGCCATGACGAGGACAGCACGATCTCGCAGCCAGTCTCACGTACCACCGTGTGCACCCTCTCGACGCATTGGTGGTCGATCGGGAAGGGGCCAAATCGACGATCCCGAAAGACGGCCTCGTTGTTCAGCACCCCATCAACGTCGAGGAAGAGGACGGCGCTCACCGCTTCTCTCCTTCCGTGCTGGCGAGGGCGGCTCGACCGGTCTCGGTGATCTCGAACTCGTAGCTGACCGACGATGTGAGATCGCCTCGATGCACACATGCCATCACCTGCTTGAAGTGGTGGCCGTGGCTATGAAGGTGCGACCAACGGTCTTTGCCGCCTGAACGAATGACATCTCGAAGGATCGCGACGCGAGCGAACTGCTGCTTCTCTGTCAGCTTCACGTCCGATCCTCCTTGGCTTCGGTGAGGGCGCGGATGGCGGCGGCGGCCTGCTCGAAGTCATAGGCCATGACCGCGGCATCACGCTCTGACACGGGCGGCCGCGCAAAAGGTCCATGCCGGCTTGCTCGTTCGGAGATGGCCTCCGCCTTTTCATGCATGGCGTCGGCCAACGTCGTTAGGTGCTGGGCGCACTCCTCCACCGTCCCCCTCCGCACCGCTTCGATCCGGGCTTGAGCGGCAGAGTTGGCCCACCGGATGGCGGCGCGAGCAGTCCGCATCTCCTGCGCGGTCATCTCGCCCATGTGGAGGCGAAGCTGCTTGGCGGGCATGTCGGGGTCTGGAAGGCCGGCGTGGATAGCCTGGGCGGCTTCCAGGGCGGCGACAACTTCGAGCAACGTCGCGCTGTCCTTCGGCCTTCCATAGTCCTGTGATTTTGCAGCACAGTAGCGCAGCCGTTCAACGAGATCGCTCATCGCCTATCTCCTTCCACCGGGGAGGGCTCAATGGAGGACCGGATGCGAGCCTCCTCAGGGAAGTTGAGGATCGCGAACTCACCGTGGTGAATGACTGCTGCAGCATCATAGGCGCGAGCTGCTTCTATCTCGCTTCTGAAATTTCCCAAGCTCATCTTCCCTAGCTTCCCAACCGATATTCTTGCGGCCCATCGTTTGTCCCTGCGAACCCAGCACACACCTCGGTAAGACGAACTGCCGGCTGGTTTTTTGTAATTTCGACAGTTTTGCTCGTTTGTGCAGGATCGAAGGTTTCCGATACGGTTGTTGCTGGGGTCTCCGTCTATGTGGTCGATGATGTTCGGGTCTTCGCCATGGACCATTTTCCATATGACCCGATGTGCCTGATAGTTCACTCCTTGAACTTTCCCGTGCTTGTAACCGCGCGCATCTGAGGTGGTGAACGCTTCACGACCGGCGTTCCGCGCATTGTAAATCAACGCCGCGAGCGAGGGGCCGCCTGGGTGACCACTTCCCATGAAGTGCTCAAGCGGCAGGGCTTTCCGCGTCAATCGGCCAGTATCGGCTTCATACGAAAGCAGAGACAGAAGAAGCGCTTGATCGGGAAGTTCTTTACTCATCGACCTTCACCCTCCACCCACCGCCATCACGGGCTTCCTCTCGGGCTTGACGATCGGCTCGGGTGTTCCAGCGCCGGAGAGCCGAGATGCCAAGGCTATCCCAGTTTTCGCCTGGAACTTCCGTATTGCACGTCCAGCAGTGCGCAACAGGGAACGCTCGATGTGCTGGATTATAAGGCGTCTCTCGTGTGCATGTTGGACCCATAATGCGGATATTGTCCTTGCCGCAGAACGGGCACGGCAGGAGTTCCGGAACATCGGCGCTGGGCTGGTTCGCTTGCGGGGTCATGCGGGCCTCCTCTTCCGGCGCGGGGTCTGGTCTCGGATGGCCTCGGCGAAGAACAGCGATTGCCACTGGTGCGTCACCATGCCGGGAATGGTAGAGGCCCGCGCGATATCGACGCGGCGCTCCTCGGCTTCCTCAAGCTGCTGGCGGGCGCTCTTCATCACTTGCCCTCCTCGGATTGGGCGGCGGCACGACCCAGCCGTTCGATGTCTGCTAGGATTAGCGCGCCAGCGCGGACGAGGTTTGATCGTTCGTCCCTCGGCTTCCACGCCGTCGCATCCCAAGGCCAGAGCATCGAAGGAGGCTTTACGGTGTTGTTGGGGTCTGCGAGCGCATAGCAGGCAGCGGCGCTGGACAAGGCGCAGGGATGCTGCCTGTCGTCGTGTTCAGCCGACCAACCTTCGACTTCGACCTGCCGGCGTCGCTCAGCTAGCACGTCTCGCCATGCCGTAGGCTCGGAGCACGTTAGGAGTGCTTTCGCGGCGTCTAGACGACCGTCCCGCTCATACCTGTTGATCTCCATCTCGTTGTGCTCACGGGCGTCCTCCGTGTCGGGATTGCCGTCGTGTTCATACGCGATGTATTCGTCGATGACGGACAGGGCTTCGCGAAGCGCGCTTCGTAGTTCCACCACAGCCGGGCAGGCCTCACCCTCGGGCGTTGTTGCAGATCCGCCATAGCGCGGGCCGGGAGGCGTCATGATGTCGCCGGTCATTTCAGAGCCCTCCTCACGAGAGGATCGGGCGGCGGCGCCTTCGCGAAGCATCTTCCCGAGGCGACTGGCGCGCTCTTCCTGTGCGAATACAGGGTTGTTCTCTTTCGCCTCCTCCAGCACCTTGCGGAGACGGGCGACCTCGGCGCGCTCGGCGTCACGCTCGGCGATGGTCTCTGCAAACTGGCGGTCAAGCTTCGCCGCCAGTTTGAGATCAACGCCCCACTGGCGCTTGGTCTGCTCATGGGCGGCGCGCTCGGCGTCTAGTTTCACCGCGAGCCAGCGCGCTTTCTCATTCCAGAAATGCCAGAGGTTTGGATCGTCAGGGGCGGCGACCGGCTGGGGCGTGGCGGATAGGGCGGCGAGGGGGAGGTTGACCGCATCGCAGAATTCGTCGCGCCGACGCTCAAGAAGTTGTCTCTCATGACCGGTGATGCGGGTGTTGTTCGCTAGAAATTCTCCGACCGCGCTCCAAAGATCTCGACCACGGTCCTCGACCGTCGCCTCCCGCAGCCCCGGCGTCTCTGTGGCTTTCGGGGCGGGGGTGAGGAGGCGCAAGTTTTGCCGCCCGTAGATATGCAGGAAGCCGGGGTCGTGCTCGACGACGAACCGAACCTTGCCAGCGCGTGTCGTGAAGCTGGAACGCACCTCACCCGGCAGCTGATAGTCGCCAGTGAACTTCTCGACCCGGTCTCCAATGGTGAACACCATCTCGGCCTCTGCTGGCGATGAATTGCGATCGGCGGTCATGGGGTGGGCTCCGGGTTTTCGGATACGGCAGCTCGACGGCGTTGAAGCGTCTCGATCTCCATGGCGCGTTCGGCCCAATACTCACCGGGTGATCCGCCATGCTCGCCACGGCGGTCGAAGTGAAAGGCGCATCGATTGAGTTCAGCCACGAGCTCGGCGTCGGTCATGGTCTGAACGTTGGGTTCGCGGTCTGATCGCAGAGAGGCGAGATGAAAGGTCTCGGCGAGACAAACAAGCTCTGCCATGATGCTCTGGCACGCGTGAGCGTAGCCGCGTCCGTAACCGACGCCGAACTCGCTCGGGTCATTGTCGAGAACAGACTGCTTCTCCTTCTCGACAGTCTCAAGGGCTCTCGCAAGCCACTGATCGTAAAGCGCCTGATGCTGGGTAAGTATGCCGCTCACGTGCTCGGCTCCGAACGGGTGGCCTGGGAGATCGCGGCGCGGGCAGCGTCTGACCGCCAAGCCGATTGCGGATTGATAAGTTCTCGCTTGGCCCAAGCCGTGACGGTCCGCTTGCCAAGGCCGTATGGGGTCAATTCGCCGTCCGTCATGTCTTCTGGCGGGGCGATCATCGCGCAGGCGTCCTGCACCCCGAGACGGTAGATCATCTCGAAAGCGTTCGCAGGTTCCTGCCCCACGCCCTCGGATGAGACGGGGAGGTCGGTCACAGGAGCATTCTCCGGTGGTAAGACCGGATCAACAGCGACCTCCTGTTCGGTACATGGCGATTTTGCTGGATGAGAAAGATCGTTGACCATCGCATGAGGATCGCGGCCTTTCTCTAGGTCATGATCGCTGTCCGACATGATCGGCTCGTTGTGCCACGCCAACTCTTGCGCGGCAGACGGACGCGGCGGCCCGCTGAAGGTCACGGGCTCTTCGTACCAAACGCGAGGCGCCGGGATCGGCTCACCCTCAGGAAGGGGCTCGCCGTCGAGCGTGTAACACTCGCGCTCGGGGCCGCAGCATTCGGCGTGGAGTTCACCGCCGCTCACATCCGGGTAATAGAGCTGCCCGTTCTGCATCGGCTTGTCGCAAGCGATGCAGTAGGCGGTGTCGGGATGGCTGGTGGGTTCGGTGCTCATCGGGAAACCTCCGAAAGCTTCTGAGCGTCGCCGCGCCGATAATCGGCCCACGGGTCAGGCCGCATGATCGTGAAGAAGCGGAGGTCGGAACCCTCGTCTTCCGGGTCGTTCCGCTCGGCGAGCGTGAATTCTGGATCGTCGCGCAGGACATGATAGTCCGGGGTTTGGAGACCAGCTTTGTCAGCTTCCACAAGAAGTGCCTCGAACTGCTCCTGCCAGTCTTGCGGCATCGCTTCCAGCGCGAGACGCGGTATTACGAGATACGGCGTTCGGTACAGTCGGTAGCTCAGAGTTCCGATCTCGCTCACAGCTTTGCACTCCGTGCCTGGAGGATGGTGTCGGATGCATCCGTCACACTCGAAAGACGAGAGAGGTAGTCAGAGAAGCCTCCGCTGAAGTAGCCAGCCTCTCGCCCCGCTCGGTAATTTCTCCAGCGAGCCTGACCAATGGATGCGGCAGGTTGGATTTGCTCGTCGAACCCGTCGATCTGAATGCGCCAATGACGGGAGCCGCAATCAGCCTGCTTAAGACGGCAGGCGTGGCATCGGGTGAAGAAGGTCATCGGATGCTGCTCCGTGCCTGGAGGATGACGCGCCGGGCCGCGTCTTCATCGCCGGATGTTTCGTAGAGGGCGGTCATGGGGTGCCTCGCGTCGAAGCGAAGCCGCGGGATCGGAGGGGCCTCTTGGATTTGGGGAACACGCCTCGATCCTTATCGCGCACGCGCTCGACCTTGCGGATCATGTTGATGTCCAGAGCCGTCTTCCCTTTGTGGCAGGGGCGGCATAGCCATTGGCCGTTGGATAGTTCGCTCTCGCCGCCCATCCAGACCGAAAGGATATGGTCCGCATCGCCCTCGCTGGGCTTGAGGACGGCGTGGCACTTCTCGCAGCAGCCGCCGGCGCGGGCTTCCATCTCCCGGCGCTGCTTGCGGGTGAAGTTGTGGGCGCGAGGCATCAGGCGGCCTTCCGCTGCGCTTCGAACCGCCCGTCCGTCACTTCCACGATCTCGTCGCGCAGAGCTTCCCAGCTGTGGCCTTGCAAGAGGCGCTCGCAAATGACGAAAAGCACGCGGCTGAACCAGCGTGAAAACTGCGCTTGATCCATGCTCTCGAAGGCAATCGACTTCGGGACGGTGTGAACCTGCCCGTTATGGTCAATGACGGTACGGACGTGACCGGTCGCGAACTTCATCCAGTCGAGAAGGCTGTCCATATCTCCTTCCCAAGCGCCACCGTCTTCCAGCTTCTTAAACAGGAGGAAAAGCATGCGGTGGTGGCGCGGATTGCGAGCCGCATGGACATCAACGATCACGTCCTTCATGGACTTGAGGGCGCGCACCATATCGCGCCCGTCCTCGTCGGTCGGGATCAGGACATCGCCTTGCGGCATCGCCATCTTTCGGAAAACGGCTTTGGTCACCCTTCAACTCTCTCGCGATGCCTCTGACCGATGCCGATCAGGTGCTCCCAATCCGGCGGGAAGAGCGTTTCTTGGTAGTGCTGGAACTCGCTCCAGACCTCCTCCCAAGTCTCGATATCTTGCACGACGCAAAGCTGCTCCTCGGCCTCGCGGAAGATGTCTTCCGGGTTAGGCGGCAGGCCGCTGCCCTGCGGCAGAGGCTCATTTGTGATCTGGGCCGGCGAGGGAGGGCCGGGCCGGATAGCCGGCGGTGGCGAGATATACGTACGTAGCGCCGCGGCGGGCGGCGAACGGGGCTGACCTGCATCCTCAATCTCTTCGCGCAAATACAGTCCGCCCAGCACGTCGGCGAACACGTCACGCAGCGCGAAGGCTCGCGCCCTCATCTGCAACATACGCTCGGGATACTGCTGCCACGGGCCAGCCTTGCCCCACAGGCTCGCCTTCTTGGCGTCCGCGACCGAGAACCGACGCGAGACCTCTTCCGCCTCACCGCGGCGCTTTACGGTGCACACAGCCGATCTGGAGTCGCCCTGGCCTTCGATTGTCTCTCGGACGAACTCACAGATTCCCGAGCCGCGAACGAGGCCCATCGCGCCGTCGCCCCAGATCGTCGGGCGACCGTTCACGACCGCGATCCGCTGCAAGGACTGCATTGGCGATAGCCCGACCTCAAGGCCCTGCATGATGGCGATCATGCACTTCTCTGGTGTGTCCATGCCCTTGGGCGCCATGCCCGCGAGGCAGACGGCCTTGCCGAGGCGGTAGGCCTCCTCCATCGTCTGCGGCACGATCGCAGCAACCCGGCCGCCAGAGGCGAGCGCGGGCGGCGCCAGTGTGGTGACGTTGCTCATGCTGCTCTCCGCTCTTCGACGATCTTCATTCCAGGCAGGCCGACGCCGGACTTGGCCGCGCGGTTGGCGAGGCTCTGAACCACTTCGCGGATTTCGGACCGGTCCTTGAGCGCCATCAGCAGCGCGTCGTAGTCGGCGATCTCGGCGGACACGAACGTGCGCAGCGAGACCTTGGCGCCGGTACGTCCGGCTGCAGCGTTCCGTGCCTTGGCGTCGTTCTCGACTTGCTGTGCTTCGCGAGCGAGGCGATCGGCGTTAGCCTGAGCTTCTGCATCGGAGTTCTGAGATGCGGACGCAGCGCGTGCGGCATCCTCGGCCTCACGACGAATTCGCGCCGCTTCCTCCGAAGCGACACGCTGGCGCTCCCGCTCGACGCGGTCCTGTTCCTGCAGGAAGGTGTCGAGGTGGCGCTTGAGCTTCGTCGCGAGCTCCTTCGGTCCATCCTTCAGATCGCGCCAGCGCTCATCAATGCGCCGGCTTTCATCTAGAGCGGGCTGCTTCTCCACCTTGTGGAGGTCGGCCGCCTTCTTCGCGATCTCGCTCAGCCGCTTCGACCAGACCGCAGCACGGTCGGCCTGTTCCTGCGTGGCGATCGGTGTGGCGAGGAACTCGTTCGCCTGCTCGGCCTCGCCGGCATACTCGATCGTCAGAGCATCGAACGGATCCGACGCGCCGCTGTTGTGTCCAATCTCGGCAGGAGCCGGTGGTTCGTCACCCCAGCCGTCGCCCCGAGCCGCGCGGCGATAGGCCTCTTCCGTCACAGGAGACCGGCAGACCCAAGTCCAAAGATCGTGCGGATCCGCGATCTCGTTGCCGAGCATCGCGACCAGTGAGCCGTCCTCAGGCCAGATGGCCACCGGGTCGAACGGGCCGTTCTTGCCGCGGCGCTTGCGATAAAAGCCCGGCTGCGGCTCGTTTTCGTGGACGGCCAGCTGCGGTGCCCGACCGACCTGCGATGGATTGGAAAGCGCGGCAAAGTACCAGTCGTAGGTGAGGCTCATGCTGCAAACTTTCTGCCGAAGATGCGCTCGCAATCTTCTTTGGTGACGGGCTTCGCGCCGAGGTTCACAGCCTCTTCGCGGGCCAGTTGGTATTCGCGGTCCGCGATGTCGGCGCGGCTCTCCGTAATGATCTCGTCGATGGACTTCCGGCGCATGGCGGCCTCATCTTGAAGGGCTTCGGTGTGGGCTCGGCGAAGGGCGGCGGCGTCGCGCTGGACGACCTTGACAAGCTGCGGGCTGCCGTTCGCGCGGGCTCTAGCCATCAGATCGAGGAAGCCGGCGCGGTTGGACCGGTAGTGGTCGTGTAGGACGCGGCCTGTGTAGGGACAGCGGGCCATCAGAATGGCCCCAGGCTATGCGCGAGGTTCGCCAAGGCGGCGACGAGCGCGAGGAACGTGATGGTGACGGCGAGAGAGGGGAGATCGGAACGGGTCATGTGGCCGCCTCTTCGAGGTCAATCACTCCCCATTCGGAAATGAAGTCGATTGCGGCGGACTTTCGACGTTCTATCAACGCAAGACAGCTAGCTTTCTCAGCGTCGCGCTTGCTCCAAACAACATCGTGCTCAGAACACTCGCGATGCTGATTTATGTAAGCGTCATCTGCTTCGCGCGATCGATACTCACCTTCAATGAGTTTGTGGCACGAGCAGCAAACCATCTCGCCAGATCGGACGACCTGAGCATCTAAATACTCGGCGTCTTTCCACTTCCGTGAAGTCATAGCCCGCCCCCATTGGCCGTGCGGAAGGAGGAGAACGCCTCCTGCGATCTCAGATGCGCGATCCGGCTGTTCTCCATGCCAGACGCGATGCAGGAGCCGAGGAACACCGTTCCAGCGATGAAGAGGAAGCCGTAGCCGAGCCAGAAGGCGCGGCGGGCGCGGTTGCTCTCGCGGAGAGGGGGCATAGTGTGGGTTTCGTGGATGGGGGTGAACATCAGGCAGCCCCTTCGATGGAGGGGATGGTGAGACCATGCTCTTGGGCGAAATCCGCTAGCCGATCCTTCATACTGCCAGGAGACGAGGCCCCGTCGTGCATATCTTGAAGACGACGAATATCATTGATACTGATCAAGCCGAAAAGCCGCGCAAAAACTTCAAATGCTTCGATAAAACCAGATGCACTGGTCCCCACAGAGGCCCCCTCCATTTTCCCCGTGTAGAGGTCGTCGGGGATGCAGTGACCGATGGCGCAACGCCGGCCATCAACGCCGCGGTATGCGCAGGAGGCGTGAAGGTACTCATCTGAGCCGATGGCGAAGAGTTTTTGCGTAGACTTCACAAAACCCTGCGCAGCCAAGCCGCAATAAGCGTCATCGAACACTTCCTGCAATGTTTCGTAGTGCTGTCGTGTCACGATCTGTTCTCCAGCTGTAAGGGGTTCAGGCGAAGCAAAGGCGGGGATTGGCCGCGTGGAACGCCAGTCGAGCACGAGCGTCACGAATGGCGCGCTTCGCGTGAGCGATGGTCTCCGGGTTGCGGTTGAAGCGATCGCTCAAGCGTCTGGCGTAGAGTTCGCAGTAGTAGGCCTCGATGCCGTAGCGGAATGGGCCGCGCAGAAGATGGGCTAGGACGCGCAACTTATTGATGAGCTTGGACATGATCTGTTCTCCGGGTGACTGGCGCTTCGGTGGAAGGCCGCAGGGGAGTGCGGCCCTCGGTCGAGGCGTCAGGCCATCGCCTTGGTGCTGATGGCGTCGAGGATCGCGTCGCGCAGATCGAGATACGCTGCAGACCACGCTGCCGACCACGCTGCCGACTCCGCTGCCGACCACGCTGCCGACCACGCTGCCGACTCCGCTGCCGACCACGCTGCCGACCACGCTGCCGACCACGCTGCCGACCTCGCTGCCGACCTCGCTGCCGACTCCGCTGCCGACTCCGCTGCCGAATCCGCTGCCGACCACGCTGCCGACCACGCTGCCGACTCCGCTGCCGACTCCGCTGCCGACCTCGCTGCCGACCTCGCTGCCGACTCCGCTGCCGACCACGCTGCCGACCTCGCTGCCGACTCCGCTGCCGACCTCGCTGCCGACTCCGCTGCCGACTCCGCTGCCGACCACGCTGCCGACCACGCCTTCTCTTCGATCGCCTCGCCGCCAGCGGCACGCTCATGCAGATCCATGACGGTCTTGACCGCCTCAGCAGCCGAACCCGCCGTGACGTAGCTCAAGCGCAGGATGCCGAGGTGGACGCGGTGAAGCGTCTGCTGCCAATCAATGTCGCCGTTCCGAGACGCGATCACTTCGGCCAACTGGACGTGCCAGCGCATGTTGTCAGGCTGCGGCAGGCCCTCGAACATCGTATCCTGCAGCAGTGCCAGCCATTCGGGGTAGCCGTAGTAGTCGGCGACGATCCGGTGCTTGCCGTCGAGTCCTTCGATCTCGTCCGCCGTCTTGTCGGCGAAGATGTGATGCAGGTGGCAACCCACCGAGCAGCCCTTGAAGCCGCCGTCTTCGGCTGCGTAGAAACCCTTCGCCAGCATGTCGGCGGCGAAGTGCGCCTGCGACTGCTCCAGCAGCTCGGCGTGACGGTTGGCGATTGTGTCCATTGTGCTGGGCTCCATCCGGCGCGTCATTCGCTGCCGATGGATGGAAGATACGCAACGTATCGCAGGAGGTCAATACGAAACGTATCGCATCGACACAAAAAGAAGCCCGCGCTTGGCGGGCCTCTTCGCTATTCCTTCGGGGTCATTCCGGTGACGAGCGCAGCCCACACCAGCTCGGCATCTTCGATCGGGGCCTCAGTCTGCGACAAAAGGTGGAAGTAGCCGCGAGCCGTGCCCTTCATCAGTTTCTTGACCAGCACCTTCCCCTCGATCGTCTCGACCACGCAGAGGCGGCCAATCAGATCGTCGGTCGGCGGATTGCGCACCTCGTCGTAATAGACGAGCCAGCGATTGAAGAAGTGCCCCAGGCTTTCGCCACGTGCTTCCAGCGCCACCGTGTCCTCGTTGCCAAAGGCCGGCATCGGCGCGTCTTCGCCGATCCCTTGCCCATCCGAGTAGAAGTGCGCCTCGGAGCCCGCGCCGACATAACCGATGACCGGCACCCGAAGGGCTGGCGGGTTCTCGCCGCCCTCACCAGTCAACAGCCAAGCCGACGATACCCTGAAAGCCTTAGCATATGGCTTCACGTTCTTGAGTGTGAGCCCGCGTACGCCGTTCTCGTGAGCGCGGTAGGTCGGCTCGCTCCACCCGAAGCGATTGGCCGCATCCTTGGCGGTTTCGATGCCGGCCTTGATGCGGGCGGCGCGCAGACGGTCTGACGGTTCCATGCGTATCGTGTACCGGCATTCGCGATACCTTTCGTCTTGACCGATCACGATACGTTTCGTATGTATTGGGTCATGAAAACCTTTGCCGACCTCTTCGCCAAGTGGGACACGATCGCGGCGTTCGGCGCCGACATCGGCGTTTCCGATATGCACGCGCGCGCCATGAAGCGGCGGGGCTCGGTCCCGCCGGAATACTGGCCGCAGTTGGTTCGCGCCGCCAAGTCGAAGGGCGTGCGCGAGGTGGACATCGAAGCCCTCGCCGAGATGCGCGCTGCACGTCGGCAGAACCGCGCCTCGTCCGCCGGGGTAGCGGCATGATCTGGCTCGAACTCTTCCTCGCATACGCCGTCATCACGTGTGGGCTCCTGACCGTCGCGTGGCGGGCATGAGCGATCTCATCGCCGAGCAGCACGCCGCCTTTGAACGGTATCGCGTCGCTAAGCTGGCCTCATTCGAGAATTCCACGACGGAAACTGAACGCCGAGCCGAAGAGGCATGGTGCGAGTTTGAGCGCGTGTTCTGCACACCCTCCAACGTAATTCCTTTCAAGCGGTCCGCATGAACGCGCTCGTCACCACCCAAGGGGCGGATGGCTATGTGCCGGAATTGGAGCAGTCGCTTCTCGGCGTCCTGCTTCAAGGCAACGGCCTCGCCCGCGTCCAGCCCTATCTCAACGAGCAGCATTTCCGCGCCGAAGACCATCGCATCATTTATCGGGCCATTCAGGACGCTTTCGAGCGGTCTGGCACGACAGACGTTCGGGTCGTCGCTAAGCTGCTGCCGGAAGGCTTCGATTTCGAGTTCAAGACCCGTCACGGTCTCGGCATTCACCAGTACCTCGCCCGCCTCATCGGCGAGTGCGTCCACACCGTCGCGTCGATCGACAAGGTGGCGAAGTCGGTCGTCGAGCAGTGGGCGCGCCTTGCCTTCGCTGAGCAGATGGAACTCGCGTCCATCGCGGCTCGCGATCCCTCGGCGTCGGTCGGCAAGCTGATCAAGACGGCCGGGACGGTGCTGGAAGAGTTGGGAAGCGGCGTACGTCGCAGTGCGTCCCGCCGGTCCCGCATGTCCGCTGGCGAAGCAGGTGACGCTGCGATCGCCGCCGCTCGTGAGGCGATGAAGAACGGGGCGGGCCTGACGGGCGTGACCTGGGGCTATGCGGACGTAGATCGCATCACCGGCGGAATGCAGCGCAAGGACCTGATCCTCGTGGGCGCCCGTCCGTCGATGGGGAAGTCCTCGGTGATGATGTCCACCGCTCTCCGTGCGGCTCGCAAGGGCCATGGCGTCGGCATCCTCTCGCTGGAGATGGACGCGGCCAAGCTGATCGCCCGTGGCCTCTCTGACCTGACGCTCGCGACGCAGAACCCGGTTCCCTACGTGGACATCCTGCAGGGTCGCATGGACGAGGCCGGTCTGGCCTGCGTCGAGGCGATGAACCAGCGGCTGCACACGTACCCGATCCTCGTCGAGGAGGCCGGCGGCAACGTGTTCGACATCCGCATGAAGATCGAAGCGATGATCGAGCGCTTTGAGCGCAATGGTCAGCCCCGCCTCGAATGCCTGATGCTGGATCACCTCGGCTTCATTGAACCCGGCGCGCACTACCGCGGCAACCGGAACAACGAAGTCGGCGAGATCACCCGCGCGCTCAAGGACTACGCCAAGGAATACGACATCGCGGTGATGCTGCTTTCGCAGCTCTCCCGCCAGCTCGCCCAGCGCGACAACAAGCGTCCGATCCTGTCGGATCTCCGAGACAGCGGCAACATCGAGCAGGACGCCGATGTCGTCGTGTTTCTTCACCGGGAAGCCTACTACCTCGAACGCACCGAAGAGACGGATACGGAGAAGGAGAACGAGCGCATCGCGACGCTCGCCGCCTGCCAGAACCGTCTTGAGTTCATCATCGCCAAGCAGAGAAACGGCCCCGTCACCACGATTAACCTGTGGTGCGACATGGCGTTCTCGGCTGCCCGTAACGGGGAAAGGTACGCCGGATGAATGGTCTCCCATACTACAAAGCCTATCCTCGCGATTTCATCGAAGGCACGATCGGAATGCCTTTCGAGGTGAAGTGCGCGTACCGCGTCATCCTCGACCTCATTTACATGCAGGGCGGCAACCTTCCCGACGACAACCGGTACATTTCAGGCTTGCTGGGATGCTCCATTCGGAAGTGGACGACCATCCGTTCCGCCCTGATTGAAGCGGATAAGATCCAAGTTTCAGGAGAGTTTCTGACGAATTATCGCGCGGTTTCGGAGCTCGAAACTCTCGCGAAACTCCAAGATAAACAGCGCGAAAACGGCTCTCATCCTAAGAAAAACAACGACTTAGCGAAGCCACGGCTTAACCATACAGAACCAGAACCAGATAAACTATCAAAAGACGCATGCGCGTCTGCGAGCGCGGCTGCGCTTAAGCCGGAGAAACCTACCTCTTCCGAACCTGATCCCTTCGATGCCTTTTGGGCTGCATACCCGAAGCGAGATGGTCCGAACCCGAAGAAGCCTGCAAAACTGGCGTTCGACCGGGCGGTGAAGCGCGGCGTGCCCGTTGAGGCGATCATGGCCGCCGTCGTCCATTTCGCCCGAAAGCATCCCAAGCCATCGGCTTTCTGCCCGCAGGCGACGACGTGGTTGAACCAGGATCGGTTCAGCGATGAGGGCGCCGTCCCGGCTCCGAAGCCCCAGGTCGTCGAGGACGACGCCTACTGGAACAAGGCCCTCAACATGGCCCGAGTGAGCCGCCGATGGCTCGTCGAGCATTGGGGCCGCGTTCCCGGCCATCCTGACTGCCGTGTTCCGTCGCACCTCCTGAAACCCAAGGACGGCGACCTCTGGCACGAACTCTACCGGTCCGTCGCATGACCCTCTCCCCCGCATCTCACACCCAACCCAACCGCCGCTAGGAGGCCAACATGACGATCTATCATCCGATCCGAGATTTGCCGATTGTGGTGTTCACGAACCCCGAGCACGGCTCCATTGCTCTGATTGGCGACAGCGCCAAAACCTCCTTCCCGTTCTTCCGTGACCCTTCCGCAGAGAACGCCGTCGCTCGTGCCGAGGCCTTCAAGGCGAAGGTCATTGCCGAGAACGAAGCCGAGTACGCCCGGCGCCGGAAGGCTGGCGACGCGGCTCGCGAGAAGGCTGCGCAGAAGCGCATGGCCGAGGCGTGAGGGAGGCCAACATGACGATCTGGAAGCCAGGAATGCGGTGCCGGTGCATCCGCCTTTTTCTTCGACGGAAGGGCGGCAACGAAAAGCTGCCGAACCTTGGCGAGTACTACACGGTTCGTGACGTGGATCGTTCAAGTGAAACGCTTTGCCTCCGGTTTTGGGAGATCGTCAACACCCCACATGACTTCGGAGACGGGGAGGTCGTTGAAGCGAGTTTTGCGGCGGATTGCTTCAGGCACGTCATTGCTCCCACCGATCGCGAGAAGGCCGACGCATGAAGCGCTTCCTCATTCTGTTTCTCGCGACCTCGCCTGTGACTTTTGGTGCATATGCGGTCGTCAAGTACTTCGACATTGGTAGCGGCATGGGCTTCGTTATCGGCTTAGCGGTTTGCTGCATCACTTGGAATATTCTTCGGCTGGTCGATGCAATCATTGAGCTTGCTCGATGACTTACGGCCTCACAGCACGCCAGCATCACTGCCTATCCTCAATACGGGATCACGTAGAACGTACCGGCGTCCCACCATCCTATGACGAGCTGTGTGTCGCTCTGGACGTGGCATCGAAAGCGACCGTCCACCGCCTGATCAAGGCGCTGGAAGAGCGGGGCCATATCACCCGCCTCGTCCATCACGCCCGGTCCATCGCTCTCGTCGATCAAGCTGCATCCTCCGTCAATGAAAGGGTTGTCGCATGAGCAAGAAGCCCAAGGTCGCGAAGAAGCTGCCGGTCTCGATGGACCCGGCCCGTCTGTCCGAGCCCGCCGAGCGCCTGTTCTCGCGCATCATCCTCGGCCAGCGCATGACGGTGCACTTCGTGAAGGACGATCGCATCCCTCGCGGCAAGGTCTACCTGCTGGAGCCGGATGGCATCCGCTGCGACCCGCAGTACGCCGAGGAGATCATCCGCAAGGGTCGCGTGAAGCCGCGTGGCGACACGCTGTTCGCCGGTGAAGCCTGCCAGTCCTACGAGTTCGATCCTCATCCTGTCGCCCCGGTTCGGGATGCGGCAGCCTGATGAGCCGCCCTCTGTCTCCATCGCTCCGCGACAGCCTCATTGGCTTTGCGATCAGCGAGATAATCGTCGCCTGGATTGCCGTCCGGGTACGGCGCGGGATTGCCGTCCTGCGCTTTGGTGAAGCCGTTTCCGCCCTGAGTGGTCTGCGTCTCCATGCGTCAACAATCGCACCGGAGACCGCCCCGTGTTTACCAAACGTCATGTCACACCCATCAGCAGGCTTGTCGAGAACGACAAAAGCTCAGTCAGCAAAACCATGACCACTGCCGTCGCTCATTCCCGCCGAATGCTCGTTGCCCTGACCGTCGCGCACCATCGCGGCCCCGCCGATACGTGGACGGCAGCGCGAGATCGGGCGGCCCGAGCGGCGGGGATAGATCGCACCTACGCGGCTCGGATCTGGAGCCGCTGGCAGGACATGAAGGACGTGTCGGGCGAGGCCCTGATGCGTCTCAGCGGGGCCTACGTCGCACTCTGCGAACGCAGCGAGGCCATCGAGGCGGAACAGACCGCGCTTCTGGAGAGGATCGACCTTGAGACGGCTCACGAGATCACTTTGGCGGCGGCTCTGGAACGCCGTCAGCAGCGCATGGCGGCAGCGAGAGCTTCGAAGGTTCCGCAAGCGCCGTCTCCATCACCCTGAACGACATAGCGATTTTGACGAGGAGATAGAGCGATGAACGAAGTCAAGGTGAAGCTGACGGATAAGCAAACGAATGTGCTTCGAGCCATCATCCGCAACGACGAGCAAGGTCGAGGTTCGATCACGGTCAAAGAGTTGGGTCACCGCTTCATGCGGCGCTCGTCCGAATTGGCTCGGGAGCCTGTGAACCGTCTTGTCGCAGAGGGCTTCGTCACGGCGCTCGGGACCGCCGAGAGCGGCGCTCAGTGCTTCGTCGCCACCGAAGCTGGCCGGGTCTTCATGGCGAAGCGCACCGACGCCGCCGCCTAACCCCCTCCATCACCCTGAACGACACACCGACTACGACGAGGAGCTAGGACGATGAGCGAGATGCAGCACACTCCGGGGCCATGGGTCGCAACGCTAGATCCGCAGGGGTTAACATCTGACGACTATCTCATCGGCGAGGAGGGAGGCCCGAACCTTGATGGTGTTGCCACGTGTAGCAAGCGCGATGCACCGCTCATCTCGACTGCTCCTCGACTGCTGGCGGCGCTCATCGCCGCGGAGCGCCTGTTCGAGCACACGTGGGCCATGAACGGCACCATCCATAAAGAGATGAAGGCCGCGATCAAGGAGGCAACGACCTCCGCATGACCGACGCTCCCTACGCTCCCCTCTGTGAAGTCCTAGCCCGAGCCCTAGAGCAAGCCGCTCAAGGCAAAGGTGCAGACCGTCACGCCAACGGCCAGCCTTTCACAGACCAGCCCATCCTCACCATCAGCCGCATGGTCGGACCCGGCTTTGCCATCGGACAGGTGATGAAGAAAGCGCAGGAGGCCAACACCATGGCCAGGCGCGGGAACTCGCAGAATGCCGTGTTCGAGCTGCTAGGCGCCATCAACTATTTGGCTGCCGCTGTGATCCTCATCGAAGAGGAATGGCGAGCATGAGCGTTACGCTGGAATACACCGCCGAGGAAGACGCTCTGATCGTCAGGATGGCGCTGGCGGGCGCGACACCATCCGAGATCGTCGCCGAGTTCGCCAAGCGTCGTCGGATCCTCCCGGCGCATTCGATCCGCTGCAAGGCTGTGTTCAAAGCGGCCGTCAGGTCTCGTCAGTCGCCAACGCGACCGCCGATCTCCTTCGACTTCCCGATCTACACGCAGATGGTCACGCCTTCCTCCGTTGCCGGCGTCATGCATTCCACTCCGATCCAGGTTCCAATCTCGCTGCGAGCGATTTCCATGGGGATGCCGTCATGACCAAATCCGCAACCGTCCTCTCCGATGAAGAGAGCGCCTTGATCGGAGAGATGGCGACGAAAGGAATGGGGTCGATGCTGATCTCGCGAGCCTTTGCAGAGCGCGGGCGTACGATCCCCAACACGACGATCGCCTCCCTCAAGCTCTATCGCGATGCGAAGAGGGTGCGGGACAGCATCAGGGGCGAAAGGGTTCGCGCCGAGGAAGAAGCGCAACGCGAGGCTCGCCGGATCGCCGTTCCTGATGCGCCGGTCTTTCCGAAGTTCACGAGGATGGTTCCCGAGATCGCTTCCATCTGGTTTGGCAACGACGCCCCACGTCATGTCGCGGTTTCGCTTAGGGCGACAAGCATGGATGCGTTGGTATGAGCGCCCGTGTCTTCGCCATCACCAAGCCGCTAGTGCCCGAATGCCAGACTGCCGGCGAGTTCATCGTGTTCGCGGCGAGGGTCAGCAACCCCGCCAATCAGGCGAACCGCGAGACCGACGCCAAGCTGCTGGCCTACCTGATGCGCAATCGGCATTGGAGCCCGTTTGAGATGGTTTCGGCTACCGTCGAGGTTGTCACCACGCGAGATATCGCCCGACAGCTTCTGCGGCATCGATCGTTCTCGTTTCAGGAGTTCTCGCAGCGCTACGCCGAGGTCGATGCGGAGCCTGTGTTCCGCGAGGCGCGGATGCAGGATGAGCGGAACCGCCAGAATAGCGTCGAATGTGAGAACGCCGCGCTCTCAGAGGGCTGGATCATGGCGCAGAGGATGGCCCACGCAGAAGCTATTCGTATCTATCAGGGGGCTATTGAGAAAGGCATAGCCAAGGAAGTCGCCCGCGCTGTTCTCCCCGAGGGCCTGACGCCATCCACCCTCTACGTCTCTGGCTCGTTCCGCTCGTGGCTGCATTATCTCGACGTTCGCGAGGAGGCCGGCACGCAGAAGGAGCATCGCCTGCTGGCGAACGAGATCCGTGCAGCGCTCGCGGAGCATGAGCCTCTGATTTTCGGAGAAGCGGCATGATCCTCTCCGCACAGACCATCCGCAAGCGCGTTGAAAATGGATCGCTCGTCATTGAGCCATTCTTTCCAGAGCCGCAAAAAGCTTATGGCCTCAGCTTCGGTCTTTCGTCATGCGGCTATGACATTCGGTTGGCTCAAGCCGTTGTCCTGTTTCCGTTTTGGGGGCGCCTCGGTTCAGCTTTGGAGCGTATCGGTATTCCAAGCGATCTCCGCGCCAAGATTGACAACAAATCAACGAACGCTCGCCTGTTCATCGACGCATCTAGATCGACGAACGCAGAGCCTGGGTGGACAGGTCATCTCACCCTCGAACTAACTCACGATCGTCCTTGGCCGGTCCGGCTTCCTGCTGGATACCCCATTGCCCAAGTGATTTTCGAAACGCTTGATGAACCCACTGAACGCCCGTACCGCGGCAAATATCAGAACCAGCCCGACCGCCCGGTTGCCGCCATTCTGGAGGCTTCATGAGCACGGCTCGCCTCGTCCTCTCGTTCCCGATCAGCGTCAACGGTATGTTTCCCACCCGTGGCAACAGCCGAGTTCCTTCACCTCGCTATAGGGCATGGCGGGACGAGGCGGGGTGGCGCGTCGCGGCGCAGAAGCCAGCCCGCATCTTTGGCCCGGTCAACATCCGCATCGACCTCGTGGCCCCCGACAACCGCCTCCGTGACGCGGCGAACTACGAGAAAGGCGTCACTGACCTCCTAGTGAAGCACGGCGTCATTGAGGGAGACGACCACCGCTTCGTCCGCCGTGTCTCCATCGGATGGGAGGACAGCGGCGAGCCCTGCACGATCACCATCACGGCCTGCAACCCCACCAATCAGGAGCCGACAGCATGAGCGACACAATCGAGAACACCGCCGAGACCAACGTCGCTGGCGACGAACTGCGGTCCTTCGTGGAGCGGGTGGAGCGCCTTGAGACCGAAAAGAAGACGATCTCGGACGACATCAAGGACGTGTACGGCGAGGCCGGTGGCCGCGGCTACGACGTTAAGGTGCTCCGCAAGATCGTCGCCCTCCGTAAGCAAGACGCTGACGAGCGCGCCGAGATGGACGCGATCCTCGAAGTCTACCTCAACGCGCTCGGGGAGGCTTGAGCCATGAACTTCATCGCCATCGCCACCAACACGCAGCGCGGTATCGTTCAGCGCCGCATTGACCCTGAACTGGTTCCGATCCTCCGCAGCCAGATCGCGGAACTGGAAACCGAACTGCAAGCCGAGAAGCACGCCAAGCGACGCGCCGAGAAGGACGCGAAGGAAAAGACCGACCTCATCTTCGACCTCAAGGACAAGATCGAGATCCTAGAAGAGCGGCTAGCCCGCTATACCCCGAGCGCCGCTACTGCCCGCGACGTGCTGAACGAGGTGTCCGCATTCCATCAGGTTCCCACGCACGTCATCATCGGCACGCGCGGCTCTGCGAAGGTCATTAACGCTCGCCAGCACGCAGCTTATGAGATCCGCCGCAGATGCCCGTGGGTGAGCTATCCCGAGATGGCGCGCCTTCTGTGCCGTGACCACACAACCCTGCTCTACGCGGTCGGGAAGTGGCCGGAAAAGGCGAAGGCTCTCGGCATCCCGGTCCTCCCGTTGGATGAGGTGCCGGAATGAGCACGTTTCGGCACTTCCTCATCACGTGGCCCGCGTTTGTCATCATCGCTCTCATCGACGGCGCGCTGAACTCTGGCTTCAACGGCTGGTCGTTCATTGCGGGTGTCGTGGCGTGCCGCGCAGGTGATTTGCTTTTCACAGTTGTCACGGAGTCGAAGGCATGAGCGATCAAGACAACGTTATCAAGGACATGGCAGACGATATCTGCGCCCGTATTTCTTTCCGAATTGGACAGATGAGGGGCACCGGTTTTCCTTGGCAGCGAAAGGACGCAGCACTCCTCGAAGAGGCGCGGCAGTGCATTCGGGCTTTTGAAACCGGCTATCTGAATGCCGCGCGAGTTCAGCAGGAAACGCATGCCAACGGTGCGAAGCTGACCCGTATCCGCGCCATTCTTGATGGAGGTCGATAATGACCCCGCTCGCCTTCATCACCGGCCTATTCCTAGGCCTTCTCGCCTCTGCCGGATGCTTGGATCGTCGTCTTCAATCCATGGTGAGGCAGGGACGGTTTCAGTTCAACGGCACGGATTACGCGATCAGGGAGTGGGTGGGATGAGCGAGGCCGCAGTTTTTGAAAACCATCATGGAATGATCAAGCCTAAGTCTCGGCGTCCGCGTAACATCAAGGCCAATCCAGAGTTTCAGGTTGATCTTAATGTGCTCCTCGCGCAACGCCGCACCACAATCGCTTACGTTCGAAGTCCAATCAGCACTCGCGTCATGAAGGAGATCCGTCTCGAAGTCGCAGGGCTTTGTCGTAAGCACGGCATGGGCTGGCGGCAGACCGGAGAGTTTATATGGAGAGATCCTGGCGCTGTCCGACGTATGGTGGAGAAAGCAAATGGGTGAGCAGCACTTCCCTATCTTAACCAAGATGCGCGATGGTCGAGTTGTCAACGCATCATCAATTCGGTGCGGCACATGTAAAGAAGAGGGGCTGAGCTATTCAGCTAGCGGGCGCCCCACTCCAAATCGAGCTTCATCTGAGAAGTTTAAGAGAATGGGTTGGGTGGTGGGGAGCTCACAGCGGCTTAACCGCTGCCCTTCCTGCCGCCCAAGCGCGATTTCTGCCTCAAACAATAATCAACCAAAAATTCACAAGCTAGATTTGGAGCAAATCGTCATGGCTAAGAGCAACCCACCCGCTGTCACTGAGCCTCCACGTGAGATGACCCGCGATGATCGCCGGATTATTTTCGCTAAGCTCAATGAGGTATATATTGGCGAGGATCAAGGATACTCAGCAGGCTGGTCTGACCAGAAAATATCAGATGATCTTGGAACCCCAAAATCATGGGTTGAGCGCATACGAGAGGAAAATTTCGGATCTATCTCGACCAACGAGAACGTTATGCTTTGTTACAAGCAAATTAAGGAGCTGTGGATCGGTATCGAAACGTCTCAAAAAGCTCTTAATGCAGACCGAGATGTCTTCAAGGGGAAAATGGCGGAAGCGAATGCCAACATCGGGAAGCTAATTGCCCGTGCCGATGAACTTCACGCTTTAATCAAGCGCATATCATAGAAAACCCGCCGCACCGGGCAGTGCGAGCGGGCTCCTGATCTATCCTCTGGCGGGGACACTTGAAACTACCGCAGTGGAGAGGCAAACACAATGGATGTCGTTATCACTCATAGCCAATATGGCGCACCCATTTGCTCAGACATGGGGCGTAACCATCTGCCTCGCGCTGCAACCCGGATAAGCTACGGCGGCCATGGCGACCTACTAATTGCGAACGGTATCGCCATCGCGACGCCGTCTCCATCTCCGTTCTACCGGGGGTACGGTACTTACAGGCCACATTCGATTGGGGGCGCAGCATGACGCTCTCGTGGTTCTGCGCTCGCACTAATCCCCGATGTGAAGGTCGGGCTGTTGCCTCGCTTTCTGACAAAGGCTTCGCAGCCTATAGCCCCCGGATCTACAGCGTCCGACTTCATCACCGCACCAAAGCTGAGATCGAGCGGTTCTCGCCGCTGATGGTCGGATATGTGTTCGTGGGGATGGAAGAAGCTGCGCGCCACTTCGGCTTTGCCCGCCGGTGTGACGGAGTAAAAGCGTTCCTAGGTGTGAACGGCAAGCCGATGCCGATCTCAGCGAAAGCGATTGAGCCTTTGTTCGACGCCGAGTTTCGTGGCGAATTCAACGATATTGCAGCCAACGTGTTGCAACGTCGTCGTGACTCGCGACAAGTGAAGGGTGAGCGTTTAAGTCTAAGCGGCGGCGAGCTTGTTCAGGTCGCGTCTGGTATCTTCGCGACCAAGAATGGCGTCGTCGCAAAGATCATGAACCGCAACAAGGCACTTGTTCGACTTGAAGAGTGCGTTGGCGTGATGGAAGAGGTCACTGTAGATGTTGACGCTCTTCGCCTAGTAGCCTAGATTGGCGATGACGAATTTGCCTGACTGTGCGGCCACGAGACACGCCGGGGTGTTGCGGACTGATCGTCCTCCGCATCATGGTGGCTTGTGCCCTCAGGGCGGCATGAACAGTTGAAGCTGAACGGCCGGGTGAGCTTGTCGTCTCACCATACGACACGGCGGGATAGGAATTAACGGCGCACATACCCCCTCCATGTATGGGGAACGCGCACGTTCAGCCTCATTCAGATCAGGACGGCGGCGTGGAAGGACACGCAGCGAACGCAGGTCAATTCAGCCTATCATCGTCGCCTGCAAACAGCGTTGATGGGAAGTCGGTGTCGAACCCGACACGTCCTGAGGAAATCACCTCGTAACCCTTGCTATGAAGGGGTTTAGGGTGGGAAACAGTCGAAATCAGCCGATTAGGAAATCACCCCCGCCGGTTCACGCCCGTGGGACTTTCTGCATTTTGGAAAGAGGCCGCATGGATGACGAACGCTTCCTTGCCGCCTTCCTCCTAGCGATCGTTGCCCTCGGCTTCGCCACCATCCTCTTCTAAGGCTTGAACGATGGTCGCTCGTACAGTCCAAGACGTAGTGCTAGGGGAGGCCACCCACGGCACCCGAGCACAGCGCGCCGCCGACATGCGCGCCATCGTCTCGGTGATCGAAAACCGCGCCCGCATGATGGGGATCACCCCGCAGCAGGTTGTCGCCAACTCCAAGGAGTTTAACGCCTACGGCAAGGCTCTGCCGAAGGGCGTCAACGCCTATCGCGATCTCGCCGAGCAGGCGATCCGTGAGGTGCAGACAACTGGTCCGATCCACACGGGCACGTTCTACGCGACGCCCGGCGCATCGAAGAACCTGCCGAAGGGTCTGAAACAGGTCACGTCCACCAGCGGCCATCGCTACTACGCCGACCCGCAGAACCGCTCCATCAATTCCGCCGTGGGGTTCCGTCAGCCCAATCCCTCCCGCGCCCCTGCCGTGACCGCCTATGCGCCAGCACCGAGCGCAACGGGTGCGCTTCGAGCCATCGAGGCACAGACCAGCGGGCGCGCTGTTCCAACGCCAACCACGGCGCCTCGGTCCGTCTCAACTCGCAGCAACCCGTCTCTCGTGGCCGCTGCCTCGTCTCTCCCGGCTGGGCTGCAGTCGTCCCGTGGTGGCCGTGTCGGTCCGAACACCACGACAGGCATCCCGACACCGAGTGCGCGGCCTGTGGGGGCTTCTTTGCAGAAAGCGCAAACAACTCCACAGACCCAGCCCGATGCTACCCGCTTCGGCAGCTTCGCTCCCGGCAACATGCCGAAGTCCATGATGGATCGCTTCGCCGAGAAAGCGGGCGTCACCGGATCTCGTGTCGCCCCGCAGTCCGTCACCACCGGCCTTGCGCCGTCTCGTCCTGTCCAAGGCCCGAACCGCCCCGCAAGCACGGCACTGACCGCCGCACAGGCCAGCAACCTCGCATCCCGCCTGTCGCCGCAAACTTCTCTCGCGATGGCACCCACACCCACCAGCGCTCCGCGATCGATCTCCGTGGCAGCGCCGAGCGCGGCATCCATCCGCTCCGCAGCGTCCCTGCCGTCCGGCCTCGCGGCATCGGCTAAGGGCTCGCGCGTTGCCTCGACGCCGACACGTGCGGTCTCGGCTCCGACCGTCTCGGCACCCACTCGCACCACAGGCTTCACCGCAGCACAGGAAGGAAACCTCGCCACTCGCCTCGGCGGTGCCTTCACCCCGACGCAATCGCTCGCCAGCCTGCGGACGGCTTCAGCTTCCATCTCGGCAGCCGGTCTCACGCCCGCACAGGCGACGAACCTCGCCAGCCGTCTCGGCACCAGCACGCCGACGAAGACCGCGCCGTCTCTCGGCAGCCTTCTTGGCGTGAGCGCGGCCCAAGCGGCTCCAGTCGGCAATGCGCTTCTCTCTGCGCCTGCTGCCACGAGCTTCGCCGGCAAGATCGGATCGCCCCGCAGCATCGAGGGTCAGTTGCCCGCGAATGCTCTCGGCGGCGTTCTTGGTCCGACATCGGTCCCGACGCCCACGAGCGCACCTCGCACGATCTCCGCGGTGGCTGCCCCGACCTCTCGCCCCGTCGCTCCAACACGCACGATCGCCGCTCCTGTCTCGCGTGCGGCGCCCGTCGTGTCTCGTGCTGTTACGACGCCGACAGCCAGGCCGACGTTCTCCGCGGCTCCGGTGGCCCCGACCGTTACGCAGGCGCCGTCTCTGGCCTCGCGCCTTGGCCTGACGCCGGGTCGCATTGCCGGGGCTGCCCTCGGATCGGTCGTCGCTGGTCCGATCGGCGGCATCGTCGGCGGCTGGCTGGGTGGTCGCGTTGCCGCTCCTGCTGCTGCACCGGCAACGGCACCTATGGCCTCAGCCCCCGCGGCTCGTGGCGGGATCGGCTCCGGCCTTGGCGGCATGTTCGGCGGTGGGATGAACGGTATGGGCTCCAGCGGCATGGGCGGCAACCGCTCTGCCACGGGTACGAACGGCACGGGTCGTGCTGGCGGTGTCGGAACCATGAGCGGCGGCTTCGCGGGCTTCGGCGAGCGTGACAGCGCGGTTGGAACCGATGGCGGCAAGGTGGGGGGCTCTAGCCGGTCCTCGGCCTCGTCCAGCTCGAAATCCAGCAGCTCGGGCAAGTCCTCGGGCGGGAAAGGCAAGAAATGAGCGAGAACGTCATCGACATTCGCGATCGGCTCAAGCCCAAAGCTGCGGAACCCAAGTGGGCTTTCGATCTACGTATCTGGAGCACACCAGGCGGTCCCGAAGCCCTCATCACGGATTTCAACGATCAGGATGGCCACGAGGCGGCGGATCGTCTCCGCGTATTCGCTGGCATGCTCGACCAGCTTCACTACTACATGATGCAGCAAGCGCACATGATGGAGCCGAACGACGACGGGCAGATCTTGGCCAAGTTAGCCGTGTTCGAAAGCAGCCGAGTTCGGTTGCGCATCAATGACGACCGCGTTCAGACTGTCGAGCAAGAGGATTGGCTGCGAGAGCGGTTTGAGGACGCCAAGTCATCTGTGGCAGGCAAAAAGTGAGCAAGTCAGGCCTCTTCTTCGCAGGTATGTCCACCTATTTCTTCGTCAGCATGATCTTGGATAAGCTGGCCGGAGCATGAAGATGAGCGAACAGCAGATCAACGATCAAGCTGCCGATCAGGCCGCGTTCCAGGCAGCCTATGATGCCTCATTCCGAGACGAGCGCATCTCCAACCTTCGCCGGTGGGCCTACGATGCCGTCACCCGAGGTGGACTCAACAGCCGCGTGAGCGATGCCATCGCCGAGGCGGACAAGCTCGTCGCATGGTGTGAGGGCGACGGAGGGGCGAAGTGATGGCCGGTCTTCCCATCGTGGAGGTGTCAATTACTCCATTGGATGCAGGCGGGCATGAAGCGTTCTGCCAAGGGGTCTCTATCGGCAACTTTGCAGAATTGGCCGACGCGCGGGATGCGGTCGGTCGAGCGGCCGACGCGGTTGCCACCACCGACTATACCACCGGCAAGACAATGGCCGACCTCGTGGACGGCGTGAAGCCTCTGCGCACGAAGCTGACTGAGGTGGCGCTGCGGAGTCGCTCACTGAAAACAGTGACAGAACAGTGAACAAGCTTGCGAACCTGAAGCCTTTCAGCCCTGGACAGACCGGAAATCCCGGCGGCCGTCCGAAGGGTATCGCAGCGCGAGCGAGGGAGCACACCGACCGCGCCTTGGACGTTCTCTCCGAAGCTCTGGAGGAAGACGATCCGAAGGTTCGCATCGCCGCTGCGAAGGAGCTTCTGGACCGCGGCTACGGCAAGCCCGTCACCATGACGGCCGACGTGACGGACAAGCTCGATGACATCGACGACAACACTCTCGATGCTGCAATCTCTGCCCTCCGCGCAGCGATCGGCACTTCTGACGAGGTTGGAGCGTCTTCAACGGGTAAGACGAAACACTAACCGCCTTCGCCACTACGAGCCCTACGCCAAGCAGCGGGAGTTTCATCGGGCGGGACACAGCTTTCGGGAGCGCCTGTTTCTCGCTGGCAATCAGCTCGGCAAGACGCTTTCCGGCGCCGCCGAGGTCGCCATGCATCTCACAGGCCAATATCCGGAGTGGTGGGACGGCCGTAGGTTCGAGAAGGCGGTTGTCGTCATCGCCGGGTCGGAGTCTGCCGAGCTGACCCGCGACGGTGTGCAACGACTTCTCGTGGGGCCACCTGATCGCGAAGAGGATTGGGGCACAGGCTTCATCCCGCAGTCTGCCATCGTTGCCCGCACGCGGCGCATGGGCGTCAGCAATGCCCTTGATACCGTGACGGTCCAGCATGTCACTGGCGAACGATCCACGCTCTACCTCAAGAGCTACGATCAGGGCCGGTCGAAGTGGCAGGCCAATACGGTTGATTTCGTCTGGTTCGATGAGGAGTGCCCCGAAGACCTCTATTTTGAGGGCATCACACGTACCAACGCCACGAAGGGCAGCGTCATGATGACGTTCACACCGCTTCGGGGAATGTCGGCGGTGGTACAGCGGTATCTTCTGGAGCCGAGCAAGGATCGAACGACCGTCACGATGACGATCGACGACGCTGAGCACTACTCGGACGAAGAGCGCAACAAGATCATTGCGAGCTACCCGGCTCACGAGCGAGAAGCCCGCACGAAGGGTGTGCCGTCCCTCGGATCGGGACGCATCTTCCCGGTCGAGGAAAGCCTGATTACGATCGCGCCATTCCCGATCCCAGACCATTGGCCTCGTATCGGCGGGCTCGACTTCGGTTGGGACCACCCGACTGCGGCGGCCGAACTCGCATGGGACCGCGACAGCGACACGATCTACGTCACGAAAGGCTATCGTCGCCGCGAGGCAACGCCGGTCCTTCACGCTGCTTCACTGAAGCCGTGGGGCGAAAAACTCCCGTGGGCGTGGCCTCACGACGGCAACAACGACACGGCAGCGGGACCGAACCTCGCTAGCCAGTATCGATCACAAGGCATGAACCTCCTGCCAGACCGTGCGACATTCGAGGATGGCTCGAACAGTGTCGAGGCTGGCCTGATGGAAATGCTGGATCGGATGCAGACGAACCGCTGGAAGGTGTTCTCGAACATCAGCGAGTGGTTCGAGGAATTTCGTCTCTACCACCGAAAGAACGGCAAGGTGGTGAAAGAGATCGACGATCTACTCTCAGCAACCCGATACGCGATGATGATGCTACGATCCGCCGAGCTACCGAAGCAGGTGGCGTTCAAGATGCCGAAGCGCGACCTGCGAGGGTTCATCTGATGAAGCGAGAGATGGGTAGCGATATGAGCGACAAGATGAGCGACAAGCCGAAAACTGCGATGACGATCTTCGCCGCTCCCGAGGGAGGCTTCTACGTGGGCGAACAGGCGATGTCGAATTACGAAATCAGCACGTACGTCGCAGCATTCTCTACGCTTCAGGAGGCGTTGCACTTTGTGAGCAGGAAGATGACCCCCAGCTTCGAACTGACCGAAGGACAAGATCTGCTGCAATCCGGCAATGTGCTGCGCGGGCGCTACGTGTAATGGCACGACGCAAGCGCATGTCGGACGATGATCTGGCGACGAAGGTCGATAGCCAGATCGCCGACGCGCAGCTTTACGGCGGGACCGATCGCGACAAAATACGCGAACTCGCGCTCAAGTTCTTCGACGGCGAGACCGACCTTCCCGCAATGGGTAAGCACGGCTCGCAGGTCGTGTCGCGTGACGTGTCCGACATCCACGGGCTCATCATGCCGAGCCTCCTGCGTGTGTTCTTCGGCTCCGATCGCATCGTGAGCTACGAGCCCACCCGCACCGAGCACGAGGAGTATGCGGATCAGGCGTCCGACCTCGTGAACTACGTCGTCATGCGCGAGTGCGAAGGCTACCGCAATTTCCGCTCTGCGATCTCGGATGGTCTGCTTCTCGGCAACGGCATCGTGAAGCACTGGTGGGACAACACGCCCGACTACACGACCGACACGTACTCCGCGTTGACCGAAGACCAATACCGCATGGTCATCAGCGATGCGGACGTGGAGGAGATCCTAGAACACGAGACCTACGCCGATCCCGATTGGGTCGCACCGCCCCCGCCGCCGCCCGCCATGATGATGTCGGCGCTTCTGGGAGCCATGGAAGCCCCGCCAGCGCCCGGCATGCCTCCTGCGCCTATGATGGCGACTGCGATCGATCCGAGCGCGCTGGTGGGCGATCTCGTTGATGCCGAGGACGACGAGCGTCAGACCGGCGACACGAAGGACACGAGCGAGGACGACGCCGATCCGCGTGCGCCACGCCTGCACGACTTCAAGGTCAAGCGCATCCGCTCGAATGGCCGGCTCCAGATCGCCGCCGTGCCGCACGAGGAGTTCATCATCGAGCGCCGTGCGACCGCTCTGGACGAGACGGTGCGCTTCTGCGCCCACGTCCGCCGCACGACCCGCTCGGAACTGGTCAAGGAAGGCTATCCGCGCGACAAGGTGGACGAGATCCCCCTGTCCAACGACATGGAGCGGGATGCCTCTCGCCGCGCGCGTGACGACAGCTTCGACGATGCCGACGTGTCGCCCGATCAATCGACGCAACTCGTGGACGTTTACGAGTGCTACGTGCTCATCGACACCGATGGGGATGGCATTGCCGAGCGGCGTCGCATCGTCATGGGCGGTCTGACGGGCAAGCGTTCGATCCTCGCCAACGACGAATGGGGTGACGATCTCCCGTTCTCCGACATCGTGCCGAACCCTCGGGCTCATGCATGGCGCGGCAAGGGGCTCTATGAGGAGCTTGGCGACATCCAGCGCATCAAGACGGTGGTGCTGCGCGGCGTCCTGAACAACGCCTACCAGAACATCGCTCCGCAGCGCGCCGTAGTGATCGGCGATGTCGAGAACATGGACGAGGTTCTCGAACCTACACCGGACGGCATCATTCTTCTCAAGAAGGCTGGCGCAATGCCGCCGGCACCGGTCCAGATCCCGTTCATCGCCGACAAGCTCTTGCCGCTCATGGACATCATGGATGCGGTCGGGGAAAAGCGCACGGGCGCCTCGCAGCGCACGTCCGCCCTTGACATGAACGCGTTGCAGAACCAGTCCGCGACGGCCGTCAACGTCGTCCAAGCTGCGGTGCAGACGAAAAATGAGGAATACGCCCGCAACATCGCCGAGTGCGGTGGCATGCAACGCATCTTCCGGTGCATCCTGCGGCTCATCACGAAGCATCAGGATCATTCCAAGATGGTCCGCCTTCACGGCAAGCTGGTCGAGATCGATCCGCGCTCGTGGAACGCCGACATGGACGTGACGATCAACATCGGTCTCGGCACCGGCTCTCGCGACCGTGATCTCGCGGCCCTGTCTGCCGTCGCGGCCAAGCAGGAGCAGATCATCGGCCAGTTTGGCCCCTTCAACGAGCAGCTGAACGTCGGACACCTGACGGAGAGCTATCAGAAGATGGCCGAGGCCGCCGGCATTCGGAACCCCGAGGCGTTCTTCCCGTCCATCAGTCAGGAGCAGGTCGCCCAGCTTCGCCAGCAGGCACAGGAAGCCGGCAAGGGCCAGCCCGATCCGAAGATGATGGAAGCGCAGGCCAAGCTGCAGATCCGCCAGCAGGAGATGCAGTTCGAGCAGCAGGCCAAGGTGGCCGAGTTCCAGATGACGCAGCAGTCGGAAGAGGCTCGTGCCACTCGTGAGAACGAGATCGCACAGGCTAAGCTGCTGATGGACACGCAGAACCGTCAGGCCGAGGCTTCGTTGAAGCTCCAGCTGATGCGCGAAGAGGCTGCGGCCCGCCTTCAGCTTCTCCGTGAGGAGAACGAGGCCAAGCTGCTGATCGCCCGTGAGGAAGCGGGCATGCGGCAGGAGGCCCGCTATCGCGAGATGGACATCGAGAGCCAGCTTTCGCAGATCGCCATGGCGCTGAAGGTCAACCTGAACACCGCGAACATTGCGAGGCCAGAATGAGCGACTGGCAGCCTATCGAAACCGCGCCGAAGGATGGGTCTACAATTCTTTTGGCCCGGTTCATGGCTGACGAAGTTCAGGTCTCAACGGGATCTTGGAACCTGTATCCGGTGCTTGGGGAAGATGGCTTCAACGGCTTCAATGGCTACCTTGATAGGGCGCCAACGCATTGGATGCCTGTACCGGAGAGGCCAGAATGAGCGGCGAGATGCGGATCATTCTGGGCGCCAATGCGGGGTTGGACTGCGACCACGAGCGGTTCGTCCTGGCGATCCCGGATGGATCGCCGTTGTCCATATCGGATCGGACTTGGGTCGCTCGCCGTATGATGCAGCGTGACCGCTCGCTATCACCGGCTGCCCTGCGATCGGCTGTGGAGCAATACGAGCGTGAACTGATGGAGGCCGCATGAGCAACATCGCCGATCCGATGGCTGAGTATTTCGCGGCGGCTGGCATCACCGACCCGAACGATATCGCCTACATCAAGCGGTATTCCGACGTGGCCGCGGCCGTCCCGACATATGGCGCAAACACCGCCAAGCTGCACTGGCAGAACTTCGGTCAGCAGGAAGGCCGGACGTGGGGTGTCGATGCTCCGGTCGCGGCTGCCGTGCCTACCGCGCCGGTCGCCACGCCTGCGAACACTGCGCTCCCGGCCTCTTATGGCACGGATGCGGCCTCGTGGGACGCCTACATGCAGTCGGCTCGTCAGGCGACCGAGGGCATGAACCAGATGCCGTTCGTCTATAGCGACTATGGCAGCGTCCCGATCGACAACGCCGCGGCGAACGCGCTCTTCTACCCACAGGGATCGGCCACGACGGCAGCGGCTTCCAATCCGCTTCTGGCAGCTACCCCCGTGGCACCGGCACAGGCTGCCTCTAATCCGCTCCTCGCCGCTATGTATCCCAACGGGCAGGTCCGATGAGCGTCACCGCCATTCAGGCGGGGCATGAGGCGGCAACCCTGCTGGAGAAGATCGAGCCATTCCTCGCCGATCTGGAGCGGGAGTCGATGGAAAGCGCTCTGATGGCCCCCTATTGGCAGCCAGAGGGCACCCGCGAAGCCCGGCACCATCTGGACGAGGTGAATGCCATTCGTGCGCTGCGGCAGCGCATCCAGACGACCGTCATGCTTGGCAAGATCGAAACGCAAAAAAACGCGCTGACACCCACGATTTAGAAACAGCAGAAATCGGTAGGCCACCACCCGCAAAGGCTTGCGGTAAAAGGGTTTGAGCCACGATTTGAAGCGGCAGACCACCACCCTATTCCGCCTAGCGGATCGTGAGCCTCGCGTCATGAGGCAATCCTGAACCGGGGTGCGTCCCCGAACAACGGAAAACCCTCATGTCTGACATCAATACCGCTTCGCCTGCGGGCGAGAGTGTGGACGTTTCTGCGTCCGAACCCCTAAGCCTGTCCGCTGCGGCGAGCATGCTCGAAAACGCCGATCGCGAAGAGCGAGAGGACCAGACCCCGCCCGACGACGACACGTCCAATCCCCCGGCAGAGACCGGCAAAGACGATGACGGAGATCAGGGCGACACCGACGACCAGACCGACGAGCCCGAGGGCGACGAAGGCGAGGGCGACGACGAAAATCCACCGGAAGACGTACCCTTCGAATTCGACAAACTCCATGGCAACGTGAAGCTGCGCCTGCGGGACGGCTCCGACATTACCGTTGGGGATCTGAAGAAGCGCTGGGGCGACCTTCAGGAGCTTGAGACGGCCCGCACGACCTTCACGCAGCAGCGTCAGGAGTTCGAACAGCAGGCCCAACAGGCAGCGCAGCAGGCGCAGTATTTCGAGCAGATCGCCCCGATGGCGATTGCCGCTCTCCAGTCGCAGCTACCTCAGATCCCCGAAATGCCCGATCGGTCTCTGCGTGAAACCGATCCGTTTACGTACTCCGCAATGGTGGACGACCGGAACCGGGCAATCGAGGATTATCAGGCAAGAGCGGCCGAGATCCAGGCAATCGAGCAGGGGCAGCAGCTTCGGCATCAGGAGCAGACCCAGGCGCAGCAGCGCGCCACGGCTGCCTTCCTCGATCAGCAGCGTCAGCAGCTTTTTGAGACGATGCCGGAACTCAGGGACGACGCCAAGCGGACGGCATTTCAGAACGATCTCGTGAAGTTCGGCACCGAGACCTACGGGTTTCAGCCGCAGGAGATCAATGGCGCCTACGATCACCGGCTCATGCGGGTGATGTCGGACGCCATCGCCTACCGCAAGCTTCAGGCTGCCAAGCCGAAGCCCACGAACGCCGCCCAGCCTCAACGTCAAGCGCCTCGCGTGAGCCAGCCCGGCCCCCGCGTGTCGAGTGGCGAGGCCGAAGCTCGGAAGACCCAATCCCTGCAAGCGCAGATCAACAAGCCGGGCGGGCTCTCCCTGCGAGAAGCCGCAGCCCTCCTCGATAAATCCGGATAAGGATCGCGCACCCCATGGTTCAGGTCGCAAACACCCTCGACACCTACAAGTCGAACTCGCGTCGGGAAACCTTTCTCGACATTCTGTCCCGGCTGACCCCGGCGGAAACCCCGCTCTACTCCAACACGGGCGATGTCACGATCGACGGCACCGAGCCCGTCTGGCAGCTCGACGCGCTGGCCGCGCCGGACATCAACAATGCCAAGGTGGAAGGTGACATCTACACCTTCGACCCGATCACCGGCACCAACCGCGTGAAGAACTTCACGCAGATCTTCTCGAAGCGCTTCATCATCTCCAACACCCAGGAGGCGGTGAAGAAGGCCGGCAAGACGACCGACAGCTCCTACGAAAAAATTAAAAAGGGTCAGGAGATAAAGGTCGATATCGAAGTGGCCATGCTGAGCAATCAGGCATCGGTCGCCGGTTCGTCCTCGGTCGCCCGCCGTATGGCCGGTCTCCGCGCCTGGCTCGCCACCAACGACCTCATGGGTACCGGTGGCGCTTCGGGTGGCTACAACACCTCCACGGGTGCGGTGGACGCCGCGACGAACGGTACGAAGCGCGCCTTCACGAAGGCGCTCCTCGACCAGGGCATCGCCGCCGGCTACATCGCGGGCGGCAACGTCGATATGCTGATGGTCAGCCCGTATCTGAAGCAGGTGTTTTCCACCTTCATGTCGGACGCCTCCGTTGCGCAGACGCGCTTCGCGGCCTCGTCCAGCAAGCAGGTAACGATCGTCGGTGCGGCCGACGCCTACCTGTCCGACTACGGCATCATCGAGGTGGTTCCGAACCGTCAGATGGCGCGCGCCACCGCGGCGGGCACCGACCTTTCTCGGAATGCGTTCTTCATCGACAAGGACAAGATCGAGAAGGCCTGGCTTCGCAAGATCGCCGAGGACGAGGCCGACCCGAACGCGGACGGCAAGCCGGTCGTGCTTAACGCCGAGCTGACGATGATCGTTCGCAACGAAGCCGCCATGGCTGTCGTCGCCGACCTGAACGGCACCTCGACCGCCTCGTAAGCCTTCGCAGCATCAGGACATCAGTGGGCCGCTCCATTCGGGGCGGCCTTTTTCATGAGAGGACACCCAATGCGCGAGATCGACGACCATAAGGTCAACCCTGCTAATGACCTCCTTGTCCTAGAGGTACTGGACGAGCCGGGCGCTGGCGGGGCGAACCATGTCTATCAGGTTCGCGGTTACCACGATCGTGAGAACGACGAGACGGCCACCGTCATCCGCTTTCAGAACGGGCCGATCGCCGAGGCCGGTGTGAACGGCCTGACGCAGGAGGTTCTTCTTTCGATCGTCGCTGACCGTCTGCGCTCGTTCCAGGCCGGGCCATTCGCCTGCCGCGAGAACGCGCTGGCGCTGACCAAGATCGAAGAGGCGCAGCACTGGCTGCAGCAGCGCACGCTCGCGCGGATGCGCCGCGGCGTCGAAGGCACTCATCAGAAGTGAATATCCCAGCGGAAAAGGAAAATTCCATGGCAGACGATCAGAAGACGCGCGGCCCCGGCCGTCCCCGCAAGGACGAGATCCAGCCCGGCGAGCCCTATCTGCCCGAGCAGATCGACGAGCGCGAGACCACCGACAAGCCTACGGACGGGCGGCCCCAGCAGGTCGGGCACGTGGATCGCATGCCGAACCATCCCGACTTCCACACCAACCGGCTGGTCGAGAAGGACATCGAGCACGACGACAGCGACGGCACCCCCGGCCCCGTGCCGAAGGGTTGCATTGAGGTCGAAGTCCTGCGCCGCTACAATCCTGCGGTCGTGGTCAACGATGCCGGCAACTCGGTCTCGGACGGCAACGGCGGCTTCAAGCGCGTGGACGACAGCGTGCAGAACGACGCCCTCGCAGTCGGCCGCACCGTGCGTCTTCCAAAGAAGGAAGCAGCTCGCCTCATCAAGGCCGGCGTCGTCACCACGACCGAGAACGCCTTCGATGCAGAGGACTGAGTTTCGCGACGTTGCTCAGTTCGGCATGGACCCGTTTGGCGGGGAGGGAGAAATCCTTTCCCGCGAGACGGACCATATCGTCTGGATCAGGAACAACGGCGACGGCTCGTACACGACGTGCAATCAGAGCCTCGTGGACCCGATCCTAGAGGCCAACGCCGAGAAGCGTTCCGAGACAGCCGGCAAACGATGGGGTGACGGCCAGATCGTCGCCTCCATCCCGAACGCGCTCCTCTACGGCGACGGCTACTACGCCCAAGCCCGGGCTGCGGGCGACAAGCCAGCGATGAAGAAATTCCTGAACGATAGCGATTACGCGAAGCTGCGGACGAAGGAGGGGCGTATCTGAAATGGCCCTCGACAGCTACGACGCCCTCAAGACATCCATCGCGCTTTGGGCCTTCCGGTCTCAGGACGAGGAGTTCGAGGCCACGGTTCCCGACTTCATCCGCCTACTGGAAACGCGGGTCAATCGCGAGCTGCGAACGACGTTTCAGGAGACAAGCGCGCCGATCGCATTGACGAACTCGGTGGGCGATCTCCCGACCGACTACCTCGCGTTCCGTAACTTCTCGACCATCGGGGCATTCCCCCACGTGTTGGTGTCGTCGGCCAGTGCCGGCTGGGGTGATCAGTTCGCCATCGAAGGGCTCAAGGTTCGCCTCGGCGGCCTCACGCCTTCCGCGGGCGTCACGCTCGACTACTATGCGCGCATCCCGCCGCTGTCGGACGCCAATCAAACCAACTGGCTGCTACAGCGGGCTCCTGATATCTACCTCTACGGCTCGCTCTTGGAAGCCTGCATCTTCATGCAGGATGCCGATCCGTCATCGCTGGCGAAGTGGACGGCGCTCTATCAGAAGGCGGTGGCGGATCTCCAGAGCCTCGACCACATGGCCCGGTATTCGCGGGCTTCGGTGCGCGCCTCGGGACCGACGCCATGAAGCGTGTTCGCACCCTTCGCCTCCGTGACACGTTCCCGCTAGATAGCGCGGCGCCCTCATGGGCTCACGACTTCGCCCGCAAGGTCGAGATCGCGCTCGCCAACTACATGGTCGATCCGAACTTCGGCCCCTTCACCTACAAGTCGGACATCATCACCCGGATGACGGACGCCCAGGTGGACACGTTCGACACGCTGTTGAACCAGACGACACCCCGCATGCGACTGACATGGGAGGCGATCACGGCCGTCTATCACCGCGGCACGTTCTTCCCCGAGTTCTACGGCATGTTTGTAGACGAGTTCGGGCAGGCGGAAGCCGATCGCATTCTGGCGACTTCCGGTGCCTAGTCCGCCTCTTGCGCCGCTCTACACAGAGCCAAGCCTTGATATGGAACTGCTGGTGTTCCAGCGGGGGTTCACGCCGGGACGGGCGACGCTGCGGACGCTGCGGTCCTATTCGGCGAACGTCGAAGCCGGGCTAGACGATCGTCTCCGCGCCGAGAGCAATGCGCGGCAGACGGGCGATGCGAACGAAGCGCAGGCGCGGACCAGCGCCGACACCGCAGAGGCCCAGACAAGGGCAGCAACGGACGCGCAGGAGAAAGCGGATCGACAGGCCGCAGACACCGCCGAAGCCACTGCACGGGCCAATGCGGACACGGCAGAGGCATCCACGCGAGCGGCGGCCGACACAGCCGAGGCGACCGCGCGCAGCAATGCCGACGCTGCCCTCCAGACGCAGATCACAGCCGAGGTCACGGCGCGACAGAATGCGGTCTCTGCGGAGATCACGGCTCGCGCGGCTGCTGTCACGACGGAAGCGCAGGCCCGTGCAGATGCGGACGCTGCCCTCCAGACGCAGATCAACGCTCTCAAGGCCGTGGTGGTGCCGCTGCTGGGAACGATGACGCTGGCTGCAGGCATCACCATCCTCGCTGGCAAGAGCACGCGCACGGTGGCCGTCACGGGCCTGAAGCGCAACGACAACCTCGTGGTGACGCCCAACGCGGCGCTGCCTGCCAACCTCTCTATGGGCGAGGCCTATTGCCTGACGGACGGCACCTTGACGGTGGTCCTCGTCAACAGCGCAGCGCTCGGCCTCTCCATCGCGACGGCGCAGACGATCCCGCTCGGCATCATCGCCCTCCGACCCTAATTCAAGGACACCGCGATGCCGTCCACGCCGACAACCAGCCTCCGTCTCGAACTTCAGCAGACCGGGGAGGCGCTAAACCAGTGGGGAGAGCGTCTTAATCAGGCCTTGCAGATGGTCGAGCAGGCTGTCTGCGGCGTCCTGATCAAGCCCTTAACGGGCAACGTCACGCTTCAGGTGCAGAACTTCGTCTCGGACGAAGCCCGCAACGCCACCTTGATCTTCACGACTGGGCCGGGTCTCGTCTCATCACCGACCATCACCGTCCCGCCCGCGCCGAAGTCTTGGCACGTCAGCAACCGCACGAGCTACCCGCTTGTGTTCACGATGGGTGGGACGACGGTCACGGTCCCAGTGGGACGCTTGGTCGACATCTACTGCGACGGCTCGAACCTGTTCATGCTGGACCCGGTGACGGTCGCGGTCGCCGGCGCCATCGCAGGTGTCCAGCCGCTTGCTGATCAGGCCGCCACCAGCGCCACCAGCGCGGCGTCGTCAGCCGGGACTGCGACGACGGCCAAGAACACGGCGGTCGACAACAAGAACTACGCTCAGGAATGGGCGAACAAGGCGATCGGAAGTCTGATCTCGGCGGCGGCTGGGGGGAATGGGTCGTCTGACTATTCCGCGCGTCATTTTGCAAACAGCAGTTCGGCATTTGCGAACGCGGCCTCTGGCAGCGCATCGGCAGCTTCGACAAGCGCATCAGCGGCGGACGCGAGCAAAACCGCTGCCGCATCAAGTGCGAACGCGGCCTCTGGCAGCGCGACCGCTTCACAGACCGCAAGAACTGGCGCTGAAACGGCACGGGATGCTGCGGCCAACTCTTCGACTTCAGCCGCCACCAGCGCCACTTCGGCCAGCCAGAGCGCGTCGAACGCATCAACCAGTGCGACCCAAGCGGATACGAGCAAGCAATCCGCAGGCAACTTCGCGAATGCGGCACAAACGGCCAAAGAAGGGGCGGTAGCCGCTCAGGGCTTGGCGCAAACGGCTGCCACCCAGGCGCAAGAAGGCGCGGCGCGCCTCGTTGGTACATCCGCGACGACTCAGACGATCTCGGCCGAGTCCAAGACCTTCACGACGCAGGCGGGCAAAGCTTACGGCGCCGGATCGCGCGTCGCCATCACAAGCGATGGCGCGCCTGACGCGCGCATCATGAACGGCCTCGTGACGGCTTACAGCGGGACGGCGTTGACCGTCGCGGTTGATGCGACCACCGGCGGCGGCACGTTCACGGACTGGACAATTCGCCTATCCGGCTTGACAGGGTTGCAGGGTCCAGCAGGGCTACCGGCGCAGATCGCCGTATTCGACGCATCCGGTACGTGGACAAAACCGACCAGCGCGAAGCGTGTCGATGTATTCATTCAGGCGCCCGGCGGTGGTGGGTCTTCAGGTGAGAGGCGGGCTTCTGGTACTGTTTCCCGAGGTGGATCGGGCGGCGGCGGCGGTGGCTCCTCCGCATTTAGTTACAGCGCAGACGATCTGCCCGCCACAGTTCCAGTCACGCTTGGCGCCGCAGGATCGGGTGGCGCCTCGGTTACATCCGATAATGCGACCGGCAACGCAGGGACGAACGCAGGCAATGCTCAGTTCGGCGGCGTGGATGACGCATTCTTTCTGGCTGCTTCGGGTGGGCAAGGATCGTCCGGCGTATCAGCAGTGGGAGCAGCGGGCGCAGGGGGCACAGCGAGCGCTCTGACGTACGCAGCGTCGAGCGCTACAGGCGGCTCGGTTGCAGCTTCTGCGGCGAATTTGGCTCGATCTCACTCTGGCGGGTCTGGGGCGGGGCAGACGACCACTCCCGGCAACTATGACGGCGGTATCGTGCAGCTCGTCGCAGCCAATACTCTAGTGCCTTTGACAAGCAAGAATATCGCAATCGCTGGGCAGCGGAGCGCGGGCGCGACAAAGACCAACGCTATCGGGCCAACGCAGCCGACGAGACTGGACTTCTCCACGATCGGAGTGAGCGGCCCAGGCGGATGGAGTAGTTCAGATGGAACCGCTGGCGACGGCGCGAATGGCTCGGTCGGCTCCGGTGGTGGCGGTGGTGGCGGTTCTCTCAACGGCAACCTTTCCGGCAAGGGCGGCAACGGCGGCCCCGGCCGCATCGTCATCGTGACGCACTTCTAGGAGCCGATCATGAACAACATCTGGCTTATCATCCAAAATGGCGTCGTTACGAACCGGATCGTGTGGGACGGGAACACGAACTCGTTCCAACCTCCCGCAGGCTCGATCCAACGGCCCGACCGCTCGGGCGTCGGCATCGGTTGGCGCTACGATACATCATCCGATGTCTTCGCCGCTTCGGTAGAGCCCGCGCCATCTGTGCCGGAGACGGTCACGATGCGCCAGGCGCGCTTAGCGCTCCTCCGTGCCGGGCTTCTGAAACGTGCGACGGACGCTATGGCAGCGCTACCGGGGGATGCGGGCGAGGCGGCACTGATCGAGTGGGAATATGCGACCAGCCTCCGCCGCGACCACCCGCTTGTCGCCGGCCTCGGCCGCACGCTCGGCCTCGATGATGCGACGATCGACAACCTGTTCCGCGCAGCATCCCAGATCGTCTAGCCCTCTCTAAACCACCCTCTGTTCGACCATCAGGCGCCCGCGTGGCGCCTTTTTCTATGGAGCCGCCAAATGGCTACGACCCCGTTCTCTTGGAGCCCCTATCAGGCCCCGCAGACCAATATGGGCCTAGCAACTTCCCAAACGCAGGGCTTCTTTCGACCTTCGAACAGCACTATGATGAGCGGCAATGATCTGGTCAGCTATCTGACGAACGGCGGCAACGCCACGCCAGACATGATCACGAACCGCACCGTGAAGTACGATGGCGGTCTGACGCGCGAGGCGCTGTTCAACTCCACCGGCTTCCTCGACGGCCAGTTGAGGACGGGCTTCGAGGGCATCAACACGGCGCTGGATCAGTTCGGCTCCCTCGGTGGCCTCGGCGGCATGTCCGGTGCATCTCCGGTCTATCGGCCCAACGGCGGCGCGGTGGGGCAGGGCGCCTCCAACGGCCAGCCCCTCCCGTGGGGCGTCTCCAACCCCTTCAACCAGACGTTCTGATGCTGGCGAAGCTGGAGTTTCAGCCCGGCATCGTCACGGACGACACGGCGCTGGCGTCCGAGAGCACCTATGCCGACGCGGACAACATCCGGTTCGTCCGCGATCGTCCGCAGACCATCGGCGGATGGGAGGCAGCGGGTGGCGGCACGTTCCAGCATCCGGCGCGCGGCGCGCACGCATGGGCGGCTCTCACGGGCGATCGTGTGGTGGCGTTCGGGACAGCCTCCAAGCTCTACAGTTTCTTTGGCGGCGCCATCAAGGACATCACCCCGGAGAAGGCGGCGGGAACGCTCGTCAATCCGTTCTCCGTCACGTCCGGCTCCGACGCCGTCCTCGTGACCGATCTTGACCACGGCCTAACTGTGGGCGACGTGGTGAGCTTCCGGCTGGCGGATGCGGTGGGCGGGCTGACGCTTAACGGCTCGTTCACGGTCCTGACGGTCCCGACGATCGACACCTACACGATCAAGGCGCCCTCCGCTGCGACCTCGACGGCCACAGGCGGCGGCACGCTGGAGTTCACGGCTCCGCTCGCCATGGGCCTCATCGATGGCGTGGGCGGCACAGGCTGGGGCACCGGCACCTATGGCACGGGCCTCTATGGTCAGGCATCGGGCGGCGACATCAACCCCCGCGTCTGGAGCCTGGACAACTGGGGCTCCAACCTCCTCGCCGTGCCCCGGAATGGCGCTCTCTACGAATGGCAGCCTCTCCCAGCATACAACCAGCTTATCCCCAACAGCGATTTCGCATCGGCTACCGGCTGGAACCTCGGCATTGGCTGGACGATCTCGGGCGGTAAGGCAAACGCTGCGGCCGGGACCGAAAGCGCCATTTCCCGCAACGTGGCAGGCGTTCTGTCTGGCGGCGTCGTCTACGAGGTGACATTCGACATCGTTCGCACCGCCGGGGCCGCGCGGTTTCAGGTGCAGTCCGAGGACACCGCGACCGGCACCGTCACGATCGGCGAGCCCATCGCCAAAAGCGGCACCTACGTTCGCAAGTTCAAGGCGCCATCCCGTCCGACCCTCGCCGGTATTGCCAAGGATGCGACGTTCGCCGGCTCCGTGGACAATTTTCAGATCCGCGTCGTGCCCGTCGCCTACCGCATCAACGGCGCGCCGCAGTATTCCACCGGCATGTTCGTCGATCCAAACCGCATCGTCGTCTGCTACGGCACGATCGAACTCGACGGCGACTTCAACCCCCTGCAGGTCCGTTGGTCCGCGCAGGAGGACAACACGCAGTGGATACCCGACGACGACAATCTCGCGGGCGACTACCTTCTCGCAAGCGGCTCCCGCATCATCGGGGCGCTCGCGACGCGCGGCCAGAACCTCATCTGGACCGACAGCGCGCTCTACACGATGCGCTTCACTGGCTCCTCCGACGACGTGTTCAACTTCGCGCTGGCGGGCACGGGCTGCGGTCTCCTCGGCAAGAACGCTGCGGTGGAGCATCAGGGCCGCGTCTACTGGTGGGGCAGGAATGGTCAGTTCTACGCCTACACGGGCGGTGAGCCCCAGATCATTCCCTGCGGCGTGCGTCGTGAGGCGTGGGACAATTTCTCGCCCTCGCAGGAGGAGAAGGTCTTCGCCTCGGTCAACGCCGAGTTCAACGAGATCTGGTGGTTCTACCCCGATCGTCGGGACGGCAACGAGTGCTCCCGCTACGTCTCATTCAATTGGGAAACGGGTATCTGGTCCAAGGGCACGATGGCTCGCACCTCGTGGATCACCGCGGGCGTCTACGCCAATCCACTCGGTTTTTCGACGGACGGTCGGATCTATTTCCACGAGCGCGGTCGCACGGCCAACGGCGGCCCGATCATGTGGCGGCTTCTCTCTGGCATGGTGGACATCGAGGACGGCGAGAACCTGTTCACGATCAAGCGCTACGTCCACGACTTCGAAGATCAGGCCGGCAATGTGCTGGTGAAGTTCACGTTCTCGCAGTGGCCGCGTGGGCCGACCGTCTCCACCAAGCAGTACGAGATCACCCCGACGCGCACGGACGTTCCGATGCGCCAGCTTGGCCGTCAGTGCCAGATCGAATGGATGGCAGGCACTAACTCGCAGTTCGTCCGGTGGGGCACACAGCGCCTTGATATCGACAAGACGGGGGCGCGCCGATGATGGCCGTGTGGGATGATCGCGAATACGGGCCGCAGGTGGTGCGCTCGCTTCATTCGACGCGCCGTGACTTCCGTCGCGTGTGGCCGTGGCTGGCGAGGGCCGTGGAGCAGTATGGCCCGACGCACACGATGGATGGCGTCTGGTCTCGGATTGCGAACGGCGACAGCCAGCTTTGGACGAACCAGCACTCGGCCGTCGTGACCAGCGTCGAGCGGTATCCCGACACGGGTCTCGTCGAGGTTCACGGCTGGCTCGCTGGCGGGGTGCTGGATGGTGTCCGGCACCTTGAGGGCTGCGTCGAGCGGTGGGCGCGGTCCATCGGCGCGGCTCGCATCATGATCGTTGGCCGTCGTGGCTGGCTTCGCGGATTTGACGGCTATCGAGAGCTTGTCACCACAATGACGAAGGATCTGACATGAGCAAGGGCGGCGATAAGACCCAGACCACAACGCAGAACACGTCCACCACCTACGCACCGTGGACGCAGGCTGCCGGCCAGAACGGCTATACCTCGGCGGCGGGGATGACGAACCCATTCCTGCAGACGCCAGCCTATTCCGTCGCGGGTCTGAACCCGGACCAGACCAAAGCGTTCGATCTCGCCCGCCAGATGGCGCAGGGCGCGTTCACCGGCTCCGCTACGGGCGTTCCGACCGGCGCGAGCATGACTGCCGCGCAGGTGGGCGCTCCGGGCTCTACGGGGGCGTCCTCGGCCACTGCGGCACAGCTTGGCGGCGGCGATTATCAGGCGTTCCTCAATCCGTTCATCAACGGCGTGGTGACGCAGGCTGCGAACAAGGCCCGCGGCGAGCTTCGCCAGACCAACGCGGACATCGGCGCCAAGTATGCAGCGGCGGGAGCGTTCGGTGGCGGTCGTGAGGTTCTGGCCCGCGGCAAAGCGCAGGACGATTTTGACGAAAACCTGCAGGCGACGACGGCCCAGCTTCTCGCGCAGGGCTTTGACACCGCGACGGCCACCGCGATGGCGAACACCCAGATGCGCCAGCAGACCGGCGAGAGCAACGCAGCCCGTCAGCAGCAGGCGGCACAGGCGGACGCTGATCGTCGCCAGCAGGTCGCACTCACGAACGCGGGCTATCAGCAGGACGCCAGCTCCGCCAACCTCGGCTATGGCCTGCAGGCGGCACAGGTCGCGGAGGCCATGCGCAACGGCCAGACGGATCGCCAGAACTCGGCGCTACAGGCGCTTCTCGGCACGGGCAACCAGCAGCAGCTCTTCGCACAGTCGGCGCTCGATAGCCCGTGGACGGCGTTGCAGCGGCTTCTCGCTGCCACCCCGCAGGTCTACAACACGACTGGCACCGCGACGGGCACACAGCCAGACAATTCACCCGGCTTCCTGCAGCAGGTGCTCGGCGTCGGCGGCAGCATCCTTGGTGCGGCTATGCCGGGTGGCGGTAGCCTCGGCGGGTCGCTCATCAGCAAGGTGCTGAAGTAGCCATGGCGACCGATTATCTGAAATATTTGAACCAAGGGGCAACGCGCAATCTGCCTTTGAGCCCGGAGTTGACGCAAGCCCTAGCGTTCCTCCCTGAACTCGGAATTCAAGCCGAGGTCTTTTCCGGTGGTCAGCCTGCGAAAGGTAGCGGCGGCGCTCGCGTCGGGTCTGTCCGGCACGACCATGGCAACGCTGCCGACGTGTTCTTTTCTCGCGATGGACGCCGCTTGGATTGGGCCAACCCCGAGGATCGGCCCATCTTCGAAGAGATCGTCCGTCGCGGTAAGGCGAACGGGATCACCGGCATCGGCGCCGGTGACGATTACATGGCTCCGGCCAGCATGCACATCGGATTTGGCTCCCCGGGTGTTTGGGGTGCAGGCGGCAAGAGCGCAAACGCCCCTGATTGGCTCGTGGCTGCTTATGGCGGCGCGCCAGCACCTACGCAGATGGCAGACGGCGGCGGCGACGCCACGCTCGCTGGCGGGTCTGGAAACGATACACTGACGACAGGAGGCTCCATGCCTACCAGCAATCCCGGCGGCTTGGGCGGGTTGGGCGGCTTCGTGCAGTCTGACGCCTTTGGCGACATCCTCTCGTCCCTTGGCCGGTCCCTTCTCGAAAGCCCGAGCAATGCGCCCCTTTCTGGGTTTGGCGTAGCGATGGATGCCAACCAAAATCGGCGCCTGAAGCAAAATCAGATTGATCAGGATCGAGCCGACCAAGAAAGCCAGCGCAGTGCGCTTGAGCTTGCGCTTCGATCGCAAGGCCTGAATGCCGAGGAGGCTAGGGCGTATTCGTTCAACCCATCAGCGGCCAACGTCGCCATTGCAGGGCAGGGCGAGAACAAGACAAAGGCTTGGCTGAAATCCACCTATCCCGATCTTGCGGAACAGGTGGATGCGGGCCTCCCCATCACTGAAGGGCTCCGCATTGCGGGCGAGCGTCGGAAGGCCGAAGCTGGCGGATCAGATGAAAGCTTCTTCGGAAACCCCGTCGCGACCGAAAACCCGGATGGCACCATCAGCTACGGCCAAATTGGAAATAAGGGCACGTTCAAGCCCATCTCTCTGCCGGAAGGCCAGTCGTTCGCACCGCCGACACGGAGCGTCGATACGGGCACCGAGATAATCCTGCTGGACCAGGCGGGCAACGTCATCTCTCGCACGCCGAAGCAAAACCGGCAGGAAGCAGCTGACACCGCTGCGGGCACCGTTGAAGGCCGTGTTGGAGCCGAACGTGCAGCTTCTGCGTCAAGTGATGCGACGAACGCACAGAACGCGCTTGATCTGATCAATAGCATCCGCAATGACCCGTACCTTGAGCGTGGCGTCGGTTTTTCGTCGCTTGCAAATTCCATCCCGGGGTCGGGTGGGTATGACTTCGCGAACAAGGTCGAGCAGGCCAAAAGCGGAGCCTTCCTGCAGGCTATCCAGCAGATGAAGGGCCTCGGCGCGCTGTCGAATAACGAAGGTCAGGCGGCCACCAGCGCGATCACTCGCATGAACACTTCCACGTCGGAAGAAGCGTTCAAGTCGGCTCTCGACGACTACGAGAAGATCGTGCGTCAGGGCCTCGCACGAGCGCAGGCCAATGGCGGCGGCTCAAGCCCTCCCGCCGCACCGCCGCCAGCAGCCGCTTCGGCGGCGCCGTCACCTCGCCGTAAGTTCAACCCAGCCACCGGGACGATCGAATAATGGCTCAGATCATCGAAGTGCCGGGCATGGGCGAGGTCGAATTCCCCGCCGATATGTCAGACGCCGATATCAGCGCGGCCATCCAGCGGTCTCTTGGTGCGCAGTCACCCTCCGCCGCACCGGCCGACGTTGCCCCCGCTGCCGCCCCTGCACCGACCCCTGCGGTAGCATCGGCCTCGCCGCAGCCAGATCCGACGAAGCCTGATGCGCTCAGTTCCAGCGTCATGGCCGGTGGCGACGTGCTGACCTTTGGGTTCGGTGACGAGCTAGGCGCGGCTATGGGCGTTCCGATCGAAGCGGTGATTGGCGCCTACAACGGAGCGGACGCCGGCAAATCGCTGATGGACCGCATTCGTGACGGCTACGATCGCGGACTGCGCTCTCGTCGAGAGTTGATGGACTATGCGCAGCAGGAGCATCCGGTGGCTTCGGCTGTCGGCTCCATCGCCGCCACTGCGGCTCTGCCTAGCGTGGGTGCCAAATCTCTGCCTGGGATGTTGGCTCAAGGTGCTGCTGCTGGCGGCGTGTATGGTTTCGGGTCCGGTGAGGGAGGCTTTGAAAATCGGCGCGACAACGCTCTGACCGGCGGCGCCCTCGGTCTCGCTGGTGCGGCAGTCGGGAATGCCGTGGGACGCACGATCATGAACCGCGCCGCGCGTGAAGCTCTCCCGACACGGGAAGGGCTCAGGGCGCTATCGAAACAGGCGTTTGACGATGCGGAGGCCGCTGGCGTCGTGGTTGCCCCTAAGGGTATCCAGCGCCTGACAGCCGACATCACCGATGATCTCGCAGATTTCGGATATGACCCCGCCCTGCAGCCTCGCGTTGGTGTTGTTCTGAACCGCCTCGGCACTCTGTCAGAGAACCCCGTCACCCTTAAGGGCATGGACGTTCTGCGTCGTGTCGCTCGCGGGGCTGCACAGAGTTCCGAGCCTTCTGAACGGGCTCTGGGTGCGAAGATCATCGACAAGATCGACAGCTACCTCGACGATATCCCGGCCGACGAGGTGATGACGGGCAATGCGGACCAAGGATCGAAGGCCCTTCGACAGGCTCGCGATTATTGGGGTCGCATGCGCCGTCTGGAAGCTGTCGAAGAGGCAACCGCCAAAGCCGAACGGCGAGCGGCTTCGACCGGATCGGGCGGCAACGCCGACAATGCAATGCGACAGAACATCCGCGCCATCCTCGACAATCCCAAGCGGTCCGCTGGCTATTCCAAAGCCGAGAGGGCCGCTATGGAGCAAGTTGTCCGCGGGACGCCGACGCAGAATGCCGCTCGTCTCGTTGGCAAGCTTTCGCCCCAAGGCAATGGCCTGATGGCAGCACTTGGTGTGGGCGGAACGGCGGCGGTTCCTGCGGTTACGATCCCCGCGATGGTCGCAGGCGTTGGAGCCAAGCGGTTCGCCGATGGCGCTACCACGCGAAACATCGCTGCGCTGTCTGATATCATCCGCGGTGGCGGTCAAACCGTGCCAGATGTCGTCAAACTTGGTCGCCAAGGGCTAGGGCCGGCGGCTATCGGTGTGCAGCGAGGGCAGATGCTTAACGACCGTTCTCGTCTTCCCCTGTCGATCCTTCTGGGGCAGCCGTTCGTTGGTCGCGATTAGCCCCGCGGGATCACCGTTAGAACACCCATCACGAGAAAGGCGATGGGGAGGAGCATCCCGATCCAGTAGTTGAACGTCGCTTGGTGCTCCCGGCCTTCCCGTTCTAAGCGCATGTACGAGATCAGCGCACCGAAAAACATTCCGGCCAGCATGAGTGCCGCGAGAACGGCGGTGAAGATCGGCCAGAAGAGGTTAGGTTCGGTCATTGCCGCCATAATGCCGATGAGCCCCACGGCGCACAAGGGTAGTCCCAGCGCATTAGCGCGCTGGTAAGGGCGTCAGCAGCGCAGGTTCCCGAAGGCGTCCTGCCGGCATGAAGTGCCGGTATTCGATCCAGTCCCACGGATGGTGCCGAAACTGTCCACACGATAGCCCCCACCGGAATTAGAGCCGGTGCCTTGGATGTTGCCGAAGCTATCCGTTCTGTAGCCGCCACCGCTGTTCGATCCCGTACCACGCGTGTTCCCGAAGCTGTCGGTGCGATACCCGCCGCCACTGTACGTGCCGGTGCCCTGAGTGTTGCCGAAGCTATCGGTCCGGTATCCGCCGCCGTCGCTGCAGCGCGTGTTGCCAAATGCGTCGGTTCTGCAGGTTTGGGCCATAGCCGGCGCCGATGAGAGCATTGCGGGCACGGCCATCAGGGCAGCGAGCGTGAGAGTCCTGAGCATGTCATCCTCCAGTGTGAGCGATGACAGAACCCCACAACTCATGAGTGAGAGTCAAGGAGAACACGATGAGCGACGACACCGAAGCCAAGTGGGACGAATTCGACCGCGCCGAGACCGCGTGGCAGGGGCGCGACGCCATCCTCTCCGACGCGCTCAGGATCGCCAGCCGACTTCCGCGTCAGAAGGAACTCGCCGACGAAACCCTGGCCCTCGTCAGGGAGCTTCTGGACTGGCGGGAGGAGCGTCGCCTCCCCGATCCGCATGCACAGAAGGCCAACTAATGGACGCCAACAAGGTGCGCTTCTGGGCGTATGAGGCTCTAAGCGGCTTCGAGACGCTGGGCCCTCGCGATGCCGCCGAGGGGGCGATCCTGAACCTGCTAGATATTCTGCTTCACGTGGCAGACGACCCGGCCAGCATAGCGCTTGTAGAACGGATTGATCTGCGGTCTGCGACAAACTCGTTGTCCGTCACCGAAGCCGATCGGGTCAGATAGCTTAATTCGAGGCTTCAGACGCAGGCGGTGCCGCTTGGAGCAATATGGCGTTCAAAACGTCACGCAGCGTAACAATTGATACAAGGGGCATTCTCACATGAGCGACGACAACACGCGAGGCGCTAACTGTCCCGTCTGCGGCAGTCACATGCCGGACGGTCTCCAGCACAAATCCGCCGATACCGCCATGCCCGCCGTGGGGCCCGACATGATCGCTGAAAAGTACAGGGGCTATAGCGCTCCCAACGTCATCGAGCGGTGGCAAGAGTATCTTCGCACCGCTCGGGTGTTCGTTCTCGGGCATGACGGCGCCTCCATTGAAATCAATCTGGAGACTGGCCGACCATTCTAGTGCGAGCCTTTCGCCTAGTTCGCCGCACCACAGAACGGCACGAAGACCATCGAGTTCACGATCAGATCGCCCTTGTGCTCCAGCACTTCGACCGGATCACCTTCGGCGCCGTTCGCGGGCTGACCTTCCATGTAGGGCAGGCCTGTCCCGGCAGAGACGAGATCGTAGGTCTCGACCTCGCCAGCCTCTTTGATCGTCAGCACGCGCTCATCTTCGATGGTGGCGACACGTTCACCGGGAGGGCGGCTTTCCAGCGTGTAGGTGCCGCAGTCGGAAGCTGCCAGCGCGGGAGAAGCGGACAGGAGAAGGGCTATGAGGAGGCTGGTCATTCTGATTGACCGGACTGGTCTGTGAATGGGGTCTCCTCACTTTTGAGGACACCCGCCCGGTCCTCCAATGCTTTCTTCATCTCCTGAAGCTCTCCGAGAACTCGCTTCGAAAACACCTGCCACTCCTCCGCTTCCGCTCGATAAACGGTGCCAGCCTTAGAGGCATAGTCGTCAGGTCCGTAGCTGTCTTCCAAACGGGCAAGGATTTCTGCCGTCGCGGATCGATGGCTCTCCTCCGCCGAGGACTTAATCCTTTCAAGCAGCGGCTCGGGTATCCGAAGACGGAAGTAGGGGTCATCTCGTGCCATGACCCACGCATGCACCATTATACGCTTGACTTCTATGCCCCACGAGTGCACCTATGAAGCTGTGGTGCAATTGTGGTGTAAGGAGGCCAAGTGACTGAGGCAATCCGCAACATCCCCCCCTTTGGTGTCCGCCTTCCGGCCGACATCAAACGATGGATTGAGGATGTGGCGAGACGAGACGATCGATCACAGAATTACGTGATCGTGCAGACCATCCGAGAGCGGATGGCGAGGGAAGCGACGGGGCAAGGTTCCAAGGCCAACAGCCCCGCCGCTTCCGAGCACACCGGCGGATTGGTGTCCGCTGGCAACGTCCACAGCGGTTGAAAAGGAACCGTCATGAGCAACCCAAATATGAGCCTTGCCCCCGTGCAGGGCAATGGCGTCCCGTTTGAGCAGGAGCCGATCGTCTTCCAGCGGAACGGGGAAGTCTTCGCCAACAGCCGGGACGTGGCCTCCTTCTTCGAGAAGCGCCACGATCATGTGATCCGCGATATCGACAAGCTGATCGGAGAGGGCCTCCCCAATTTTGGGGAAGGGTTCTACACCCTGCCAGCTACCGGTTCGCAGCAGCATCGCTGCTTTGAGATGGACCGCCGCGGTTTCACGATCCTGTCGATGGGCTTCACGGGCAAGAAGGCGCTCCGCTGGAAGCTCCGATACATCGATGCCTTTGAGGCGATGGAGGCGGAACTTCTTCAGCCGCGTCCAGCCATGATCGACTATTCCGACCCGGCCGTCATGCTCGGCGTGGTGAACCACCTTCAGGCCGAGAACGCTAAGAAGGACGAGATCATCGCCGAGCAGTCGGTTCAAGTGAAGAAGCTGGAGCGGCTTGAAGCTGCGACAGGCTCCATGTGCCTGACGGACGCGGCGAAGACCCTCAACATGCGCAGAGACGACTTCATCCGGTTCCTCGACGGACGGAAGTGGATCTTCAAGCGGCCAGGGAACAAGAACTGGCTCGCCTATGACGACAAGCGCCGCGCCGGATATTTGGAACACGACGACCACCTGTATCTCGACAGCGAGCGCCGCGAGCGCGTTTCGACGCGGTGCATGGTGACGGCGAAGGGCTTGGTGAAGATCGCCGAGTTGCTGAACCAGCCGCTCAACTGAATGAAAATGGCCCGGCCGGGACTGCAATCCCGCCGGGCCTGTCGCCACCCACCCATTTTGGAGAACCGACAGATGGCTTCCACCACTCTATCACGCCGTGGCTTTCTCGGCCACAGCTTCGGCGCCTACGCACTCGCAACGTCTGCTGGCGGCCTGACCGCAGGTATCTCCATGATGCAGATGACGGCCGATCGTCACGGCTCACTCTTCGCAGCGTGGGTTCAGGCTGCGGAGGACAACGACTACCCCAAGGGAAGCGCGCCGGCAGATGCGGCAGATCGCGAAGCCCGTTATCAGGCAGCGACGCAGGCCGAACGACAGGCGCTTACCGATCTTCTCCGGTTCAAGCCTTTGACGCTGGAGGAGAACGCGGCGCGGATTGCACATTTGCGGCGCACCTCGTGGAACGGCTGCTGCGCGGACGATTGGGAAATCGAGTTGCTGCTGGACAGCCTGACCTAACCAACCACCACCACCCCATTCCATCCAAGGCGCTCCACATCGGGGCGCCTTTTTCATGCGAGGTCCACATGCCCGTCACCGCAGCCCAACTTAAGAAGCTGTTCCCGAACGCCAAGCCCGAACTGGTGGCGGCCGTGATCGACGGCTGGCCCCAGGCCGAAGCCGCAGGGATCACCACCAAGCAGCGGATGGCGCTGTTCTTCGCCAACGTCGGCGTCGAGACGGGCGGGCTCCGGCTCATTGTCGAAAGTCTGAACTACACGAGCGCGGCCCGCATCCGGGCGGTATGGCCGTCACGGTTCAAGACGGACGCCGCGGCGCAGCCCTTCGTGCGCCAGCCGCAGAAGCTCGCGAACAAGGTCTACAACGGCCGGATGGGGAACCGCTCCGGGTCGAACGACGGCTGGATGTTCCGCGGCTCCGGCATGATGCAGACCACCGGGCGCGAGAACTACACCGCGCTCGGCTTCGGCGACAACCCGGATGCGCTGCGCGATCCCGCTACGGCTTTCTCCACGGCGGTGCGCGAATGGGCCAAGCGGGGATGCAACGCCATGGCGGATCGGGGCGACGTGAAGGCATGCCGCAAGGCGATCAACGGCGGGGCAATCGGGCTCGCCGAGGTCGAAGCGCTGTATGCGAAGGCGCTGACGGTGTTCGCAGGCGCCGATCAGACCGCCACCTCAAAGCCCTATGTGGCAGCGGTTTCGCTGTCAAAAGGGGCGATGACGCCGCCACCCCCCAAAGACCTCATCGAGAAGGTGCAGCAGCTTCTCCGCGAGCGCGGCTACCCCGAGGTCGGCAACGTGGACGGCAAGATGGGCGCGCGCACCCGCAACGCCATCCTCGCCTTCCAGGCCGACAACACGCTCGCTCTGACGGGCGAGATCAGCGACGCGCTCCTGTCCGATCTCATCAAGGCCCCGCAGCGCCCCGTGGCGCCAGAACGCGCCGAGGCGACCGCTAAGACGCTTAAGGACGCCCCGTCGATCCAGCAGGGGCAGGCACTCAAGACAGGCGGCCTCATCGCAGCCGGAGCATCGATCGTGGGCGGCGTGGTGGATGGCACGGTCTCTGTCGATGACGTGGTGGGCCATATCACCACCGGCAAGATGATCTGGGCGGCTCTAGGCGGGGCAGCCCCTTGGATCGTCGGCGCTGTCTTGGCCGGGATCGGCGCCTACTACGGGGCGCGCTTCGTCCAAGAGCAGGTGCAGGCCTATCGCGAGGGGCGGCACGTATGATCATCGTCCGCGTCTACCGCGGCGTCGCGGATCACTTCCCGATCCGGGTTTCCGAATGGGTCATGGTCTGGCCCGCCGTGGGCCTCTGGTTCGGTCTGCAACTCGACCCCACCATGTTCGGCAAATCGCCGTCCTTCGCCTTCATCGCGGCGTGGGGCGACGAAGGGACGTGGAGCGCCGTCATCGGCCTGTGTGCCGTGCTCCGCCTCGCGGCGCTCACCATCAACGGGACGTTCGAAGGGTTCGCCTTCTCGCCCCACATCCGCGCCTTCGCCTCTCTGGTCGGCGTCGGCATCTGGTCTCAGGTCTCCCTTGGGTTCCTGATGGCCTTCCTCACTGCCGGAGGTGCATTCTCCGGTTTCATCGGCTGGTCCACGATGGTGGTTCTTGAGCTCTGGAATGTCTTCCGGTCCTGGTCGGACGTGGGAAAGAATGCTGCGGAGCGTTGAGGAATGGAGTGGATCGCAGGACTGGACTTCGAGAAGATCGCCAACGCCATCATCATCCTGCTGACGGGCTTCCTGGCGGCCTTCGGCATTCGGTCGGGGAAGAAGGCACCCGCTCCGCAGAACGCCGCCTCATCGACCCACATGGAGATCGCAGGGGCGCTCGTGGACAGTTCGTCCATCAAAGGGCTGTCGGGCGCCGTGGAGGGGCATAGCCTGGCCTTGGCCGAAACCCGAGCCACGGGGCGAGACGTGATCGCGGCCGTCGATCGGATGGTTGAAGCGATGGAGGAGCACACCCGCGCGGTGCAGTCGCATGAGAAGGAGATCGAAGAGCACCGGAACGAGATGGGCCGTCAGCGGCGGTGA